TGTATTGGACGTAAATACGAAGGCGCAAATGGAAAGGCTGCAATGTATTTTGAGAAGATGATTGGTTTGGAATAAAACAATTTGAAGATTGGAGGCAAAAATATATGAAATATGGAGATATTGTTGTATATAAAAGTCTGATTGGAACAGTAGTAAAAAGCGAAAATGATTTTAAGTTCCATCCATGCAATTATGGACGTTGTTATTTTAGCGAGTTAGATACGATCACAGATGCTGATGTAAGAGAAGCGACACCTGATGAAAAACTGGAATTAATAAGGGAAGAATTTACATGGGGCAAAGTGATTGATATACATTGTATTGGAGAATATCAGATTATAGAATACGAAAGCAAAACTGCACCTAAACATTTATGGAATACATATATTAATTATGCTGATACAAATAATTCTTATATGTCTTTAGACTCGGCATTAATTGGTTGTATTGGACGTAAATACGAAGGCGCAAATGGAAAGGCTGCAATGTATTTTGAGAAGATGATTGGTTTGGAATAAAACAATTTGAAGATTGGAGTGAATAATATGGATAAAATAGACAAGAAGACATACATAGGAATCGTAAAATTTACATTGGAATCAATGGTTGATCTTGCAAAGTCTGATAAGAATTATAATCTTGCGGCAGATACAATTCATTATTATGAGACAACTATTAAACCAGAAATGCAAATTAGCCAGGATGAATTTTTAGAATTGTGTAAGGAAGCTGGAATTAAATAAAGAGAGGATATAGATATGCAGATTAATTTATCATCGGAAAGCGTAGAAGTTATTATGAATTCATTAAGAGATTCAAAAAGAAACCTAAATCAACAGATTGACAAATGGGATAAAATTAATGAGCCAAGCAGGGCAGAAATATGTAGATCACAATTAAAAGAAGTAAGCGATGTATTATTAATTTTTGAAGAAGAATTGTATGCCAGATAACCAAGGAAACCAAGTTTTCTTTAGGTGGAAAGGAAAGTGTGATAAATGAAAGAAACAAAATATAAAACAATCAAAGATTTACCTTCTACTGTTGAATGTTGGGATGAACATGAAACAATTCCAATTAATACTGTTTGTGATGTAAAATATTGGGAAGGTTCAGATACTATATGTTATAAAGGTAAATTTATATGTGATGTCGATTCAGAGATGGCAAAAGATTATTTTGAAGAAATCGCATAAATATGGAAATCTAAGTTTCAAGTTAAGAAGGGAGAATAATCATTATGCATGTGAACATATTTGAAACAAAATCGGATGAAGAATTATCTGTATTATACGGACAATTTCTTGAAGCAGAAAAAATATCTGGTTTTCCAGATGATAACGAATTGGGAAAAATTAAAAAAGAATATGAAAAAGATTTCGGAGCAAATACTGTATTAATGCTTCAAATTGAATTAACTCATACAATAGCAAATAGATGGTTCATAGAACATAGAGGCAAGGAAATTTAACTTTCTTTAGTTTGGAGGTAATGATATGACAAAAAGTCAAATAGAAAAATTTGCAGTAGGTTATTCTTCTTATCCTACAGACTGTGTGGAAGAAGTATTAAAAGTTACTAATTTCGATGAAGATGTGGCGAGAGAAATTTTAGATGACAAAGAGAAAACATTAGCAATTTGGCAGAATGGAACAATAATGATTGATGGAATAACACTTTGTTGTGGATATGATTTCGCAGAAGATGCTTTTAGCAAAAAGATAAAGATTGGTTATTGCCCGATTTGTGGAAGAAAAATTGTAATTAAGAAGCCAATGAATGAATGATTTACTCGGAAGATTGAAAGAGGTGATATAAATGAAACAGTATGAAAAATTACAAACAGATATGCAACAGAATTTATCAACAGATGAAATATCTGGGTATTTATTTGCATTAAAAGATGAATACGTTGCATATTGCAATCAAAATGATAAAAGAGTTGATGATATATATTCATTGGCTTCATTTTTAGAAACTGAGTACAAAGAGGTACAATAAATAATGGAACAATGGGATATTACATGCTGTAGATGTGGAAAGTTTATTCTGACAGAGCAAAGAGAATCATTTTCTGGAAATATAAAATGTGTCAGGGGTAGTTATGATAATGGATTCTATAATGGAATTGAGGATCGGTTTTATTGTAGAAAATGTGCAGATAAATTAGGATTTGGGTGATATAGTGTACGAATTTTCAAAAGAGATTATCGAAAAAATCAATACAGCAAAATGTCTTACTGTAAAAGAATTAAGGATAACCGAAGTTGCATTAAGAATGTATGAAGTAAATGAAGATATTTTAGATGAATCTACTGGATTATCGAATAACGATAAATACGAATTAAAATATAAGTGTTAAAATAAATGATTTATTAGGAAGATTGGAAGAGGTGGTATAAAATGACTAATGGCATTAAAGAGAAAGACATTCGTGATATGCAAAAATGCTTTGATAAAATTGAAACGATTTTAAAAAGAATTCAGGTATATAATTCTGAGGCGAAAATTATTTGCATTGAAAGCGACACAATAGCCCTAGTTAATTTTAATGGCGAGTCTATTGATTCAGCTCCACAAATAAAAGACGAGCATATTGTTGCAAGTCAATATATATCAACATTGGATAATTATTGTTAAGAAATGACGATTTCTTTTGAAAATTTGGAGGTGAATAGATAATGGATAATATAGTTTATATGTTTGGAATTGCTATTTTAGAACATGATGGATATTGTGATCCTATGGATGACAGTACACAGTATAAAGTTATTAAATGGAAACTTTCAGATATGAATAAATATAACGGAGAATATGCTGTTATAGGATTCGATGGTTCATTGAAAATATATGAATCAGAAGGTAAAAAAATATTTGACGGCTCATTACTTGATTCCTCTGATTTTTGTAATAAATTAAGAGAAAAGATATAACCCAAAGAAAAATTGCTTTCAAGTGGAGGCAGATGTGTTATATAATATTGGTGATAAATTGAAATGTAAACATGAATTTAGCGGTGAAACCGAGGAGCAGCAATGATTAATTTGAATTGGTTGAAAAATAAGATATGTGAAAAAGAGATTGTTTGGGATAAAATCCGAATGTACGGAGAGGAGGAACATCAATTCAGCTATTGGATAATGGCAGTCATCTCCACCGATAATAAGATAGAATGGTATGTAAAAAATACAGCTATTAACGAAGTTATTTTCGAAGGAAATACATATGAATCCTGTGTTAATTTTCTTGAAACACTTATAAATAAGTTGGTTGAAACTGGAAAATATAAATATTTGGAATAAATGAAAGTAGAAGCAGAATAAACTGCTTCTTTTTTAATGCAGAAAACGAGGTGATAATAATGAATATGGGAAATCCAAAAAGAGCATCAAGATTTTTATGTCTTCACTGTATGAAAATTAATCAGTTAGGAAGTGGTATACAGAGAAATGGAAATCAGCGTAAGAAGAAACATATCAAAGACTTAACATGTTTTAATGAAGGCTGTAATGGAGAAATCACGAAAAACGTAGAAATTCGTTGGTGTGACGATTATCTGGAAATGTTGGATTATGCTCAACGAATTAGATCACGTTATTATACGGATAAAGTAGAGAATAATATGTAGGAAGGTGGAATATAGTATGGAAAGTTATAAAATTAGTTATAATGGTGATACTCAAATTAAAAATATTCACCATATAGGTGTTGATTATAATGGAAATTATTATAGCGTGATTTTCGGAGAATATGTAAATGGAGGATTCTTTAGTATTCCAAATTGGAATTGCGGTGGTGAGTTAGCTGGGTTTAGTGATGTGTTTTGGAATACAGAATCTATTCAGAAATCATTAAAAAGTAAAAGAGCAGCTAAAGCTATTGCAAAAGCGATATCAGATTATGTAAAGGAGTGATTGGTATGTGTTATAAGATAGAAGTACAAAATAGAAACGCAGAGAAGCTTAATAGGAAGTTGGATGAGTTAAATCTTCCTATATATATGAGAAAATATTTCACTGTTAGAATAGAGAGTAAAGCAGGTGCGTTGAATTATCTTGGAGTTATTGTAGATTTACTCAATTGGTTTATTGAAGAAAAACTTATTGACAAAACAAATATTTCAGATATTAAGCCATCGGATTTTACCGATATTATGGCAGAGGATATTACATTATATTTGAAAACTAAAGAACAGAATGGTATGTCACCAACCACATTGGAAACTAGAAAGCATATGATAAGTAGCTTTTGGGATTATATGAGTAGAGTAATGGGAGCTGAAATTAAAGATAAATTCTTCAAAGATGTAACATATAAAGGAATTCCATCTGGAAACAATTTAACTAAAAAACTTCCAACAGAAAAACAGCTTAATGATATGGAAGAGAAAATAATGTGGAAAAAGGATATTCCAGTAAGAAATAGAAATATTGCTATCTTTCGTGTATTAAGAGGAACTGGAATAAGAGAATCTGAACTTGCTGGTTTAGATTTATCTGATTTACATTTGGACGAAGAAATGCCATATATTACTATTCTTGGTAAAGGTGTGTACCGAGAAATGCAAAATAGAACAGTATATCTTAGCGGATCTGCTCTGAAAGCATTAAGAGAATGGTTAGAATACAGAAGCACCTTAGATAATATTGTAGATACGGAAGCTGTGTTTGTAAATAAAAATGGCACACGTACAACGGAAAGAAATATCAAACAGATATTTGAGAATTATGGAAATGGTATTACTCCACATATGATGCGACATTATTATGCTAGTATAATGAACAGAAATGGAAATCTTGCATTTGTTCAGCAGCAGTTGGGGCATAGTAGTGTAAATACAACAGTTAATAATTATGCAAACGGAGCTGTTGGTATGAGAGAAAAATTAATGGAGATGTGATTTGATTATGGTTGAATATATTGGGAAGAAAATCAGAACTGAAAATAAAATAACAGTAAGAGGGCTTGCGAAAATGGCTGATATTGCACCAAGTACAATTAGCAAATGGGAAAATGGAAGTGCTGTTCCTGATTTAGCTGTATTGGATTTGGTTGCCAAAGCTATGAAAGTGAATCCGTTTGATTTGGTTAAATTTGTGTAATATGTATACGACACTAATTTTTAGTGTCGCTGTGAACTTTGTTAACTTCGTTTGTTACGAGATTTCGAATCCACCCAGATAAGGTTCGCCCATCTGTACATGCAATTTTTTCAGCCTTTGCTTTAACGTCTCTTGATAAGACAACCATTACTCTTGTGTTCTCTGGTTTGATTTTACCTTGTGGCATATTATCTTCTCCTTTATCATTTTATAAACTATATTATAAGTTGTTGTAAACTGTATGTCAATTATTTTAAAAAACTGGCATAAACCTATTGACAAGTTGTCATCAACTTGCTATAATGCGAAGCATAAGAAGTAAACAAAAGATAAAAACGTAGGACATTACATAAGAAGAAAGGAGGTAAAAGGAATGACTGTAAACTTTGGGGATGTTATGATGATTGACTTTGGAGAAGACAATATTAATTCAGTTCAAGTAGGAGTAAGACCAGGTGTGATCATTCAGAACGACATCGGGAACAAATATTCTCCAACCTCAATAGCTGTTCCTTTGACCAGTGAAATCAAGAAATTAAATATGCCATGTCATAAAGTCCTACATATGAATGAACAAAATGGCTTGACGGAAGATTCAATGGTGCTTGGAGAGCAAGTAAGGGTAATTGACAAAAATTCGATATTATACAAAATGGGCACTTTAAACGATGGTGAATGTGATCTTGTCGTTAAAGCATATTTTGCAAATGTACCTAGAAGGAGGGTTAGTTGTGGCTGAATATAAGACTATCACAAAGAAAGAATTGACAGAATTGCTTGATAAATATCCAGAAGATGAAGAGTTCAATATTATCCAAACTCAACTTGGAATGACAATTATTCCATTAGGAGGGCGGATAGCAAATAAGGTAGACATTTTGGAAATTGCAAATGCAGCAAAAACAATGATTTATTCAGAGAATAAATTCATGTCACAAGTTGACATGCACAGTGTAAGGCAAGATATATTTAATATAGAAAGAAATGGTGTAATGAATACGTTACTACTGCCGAGATTTTCTAATAAAGAATAATTTTAGTGTCCTGATTATAGGACACCATACATATTAAAATGCAAACATGAACAAGAAATCGAACAAGTGTTTGTTTTATACTTGACACAAACATATGTTTGGACTATGATTATTATTGTAAGAGAAATAATGGAAATAAAAACAGTCCGAATGACGTGGCTGCAACCACATATGTCATTCAGACTGTAACTCAACCAACCAAGATTAAGTCATTACATATTTTGGCATAATTTTCCAGTTATGTCAAGTTCAGTATGGCTAAAATCATAGCCTGTTTCCAATATTTTATCAAAATTTAATATTTAGGGCATTCGCCAAGCGGTAAGGCACAGGAATTTGATTCCTGCATTACATCAGTTCGAATCTGATATGCCCTGCTTTGTGACATTCCACCCGGTATGTTACAGAACGCAAGTGATTTCCTTGTAAGAGCAAAATGTGTAGTTGCTATAGTTCTACCATAGTCTAATCCACTAACGGATTACAAGCTGATACTATACTTCCTGATAAACTTGCGATAGTGTCAGCGACTTGGATCATTAGCACAATTGGTTAGTGCATTCGGCTCATAACCGAAAGGCTCAGAGTTCAAGTCTCTGATGATCCATTGCTAAATCAAACAAAGAGAGGAGATGATTACGTTGGCACAATATGTAATTACAGACGGTTCTCGTTGGATTATGAGAAATCGTAATGGTAAATATGTTCCAACATCTTGCGAAGCATTGGCTGATATATTTTCAAATAAAGCAGCCAATAATCTATATAATAACTCGCTACCCAAAGCCTTGAAATCAGTATTTCATATCCAGAAAATTGATACCCCACCCGATAATATAAAGCAGATTACACAATCAGAAGTGGAAAATAATACCGAAAAAGTTATGGTTGCTGAAAATATCCAGAAATGGATTGACAAAATAACTGATCTTAATGGATTAGCAACAGATGCATTACATAGAAAAGAAGAGTTGTGTGAAGAACTTAGCTTTGTAGACAGGGAATTATCCGATATCAATCATTATATAGAATTTTGCAATCTTAATGCAGCACAGGGATGGAAAGCATATAAGATGATAAAGGAACGGAGGATAAAAAGAAGAAGTATCAAAAATGAGATACAAATTCTTAACATTATTCTTGATAAAAAGATTTCTGACACAGTTACAAATGAGATTTTGGAGTCCATGTCGAAAATGAATAAGCGTACATATGAACCACGAGTAATGAACGAGCTGTTTGATTTGTAAAGGAAGGATATACATATGGTGATTTGTAAAAATTGTTACATTCCGATGATTGGAGTTATGTCGTTTTCAAAGGACAAGCATGAGAAATTCTGTCGCTGTCCTAAGTGTATGGCAGAAACAAGACATACAAAATTAGACGATTCTGGATTAAATTTTGGAGAATATTTACATAGAGAGATTAAGAAGGGGAACTAATTACATAATGGAAATTCAAGAAATGTTGGAGTGGTACTGTGATCATAACATGTACCATTTAAAGAAAATGTGCTATCCAATGTTAATAAAAATCGGTGGTATATCAAGCAAAGATTATGATGATTTCTATTCTATTGCATTAAGCGTTTTGGCAGATGTCGCTTTAAAATACGATGAAGATAATGATTGTGATTTTGATGGTTTTTTGGCGAGCTGTATTAATAGAAAATTTAAGACAGAAATCCGTGACCGTAATCGAAAAAAACAAATACCGGCAAAGAAGTTAGAGAGTACAAGTAATCTTGTTACAGAAGATGGACTGGAACTTGGAGAAACCATTCCATCAAAGTTTGATACATATGAAGCTGCTTGTGAATATTTGTTTGAAGGTACTAAGATTCAAAGATATTTGGATAAGTTATCATATACGCAACGCAAAATCGTTTCGCTGTTATCTGATGGATATAAGGCAAAGGAAATCAGAGAATTATTACATATGGATAGCAAACAATATTCTAATAATCTTGCAGCTATTCAAGCATATGAAAATGTAAAAATTTTAATGTAAACATAAGGAGGAAATAGTCATGGCAAACAAAGTAAGAGAAGAAAATATCCCATTAATTAACTATACCAATGAGGTAAAAGATGAAGATGTTAGTGATAATCAGGACGTACAGAGATATTTCTGTAGTGACAAGCCATTTGTTAATGGAATTGGCGTTACGATTTTAACTGGTGACTATCTTCCACCTTTAATTTTAGCTGAAGTTCCATTAAATGAAGATATCGTACAGAAATATATTGTGGATGGTCTTCAGAGAACAACCGCATTAATGCAGATTAGATACGGAAATCATAAATTTACTGGTGCTATTGAAGATAGTGAAATTGAGTACCAAGAAAAACAGGTAGATGAAAATGGAAAATTCTTAAAAGATGATGACGGGAATTTTGTATGGGAAAAGAAAACATTTGATATTAAAAATAAAACATATGATGATTTTCCAAAAGAACTGAAGAAGCGTTTTGACAATTATCAGCTCAGAATTGCCACATATCAAAATTGTGATATGAAAAAGGTAAGCAAATTGGTAAGAAAGCTGAATGTACAAAGAGGAATGAATACAAGTCAGAGAGCATTGACTTGGATTCCTACATATGCAAGAAAAATTAAAAATATTGCTGATGAAGGATTTTTTAAAAATAGTATTGAGTATTCTGACACTGCCAGAAAAAATGGAGAATATATGCAGAGCGTATGCCGATCTGTTATGAATGTTTTTCATTTTGATGACTACAAACGTGGTGCAAAAGAAATATGTGATTATCTCGAAGATAATAGTAACATTGAAGAATTCAATACAGTCCATGAATATTTTCAAAGAATCGAAGCAGCTTGTAAAGATACTTGTAAAGATATTCTTGTCAAAAAAGATATTCCTGTATGGCTGACAGTATTCAGTAGATTTGTAAAATGTGGTTTAGAAGATAGCAAGTTTGCAGATTTTATTCATGAGTTATCAGGAAAATTACATAGTATTGATGTTAATGGTGTCAGTTACGATTCGTTAAATAAAGAGTCTGGTACTACAGACAAAAAACTTGTAGTTGCTAAAATTAATACATATACAGCTTTGATGAACGATTTTTTACATTTTGATATAACAGAAACAAGTAGCACAGAAGTAGAGAATAACAATACAGAAGAAAATGCTGAAGATAATACGGAAGAAAGTGTTCTTTCCTTTGTTCAAGAAAATGCAAATCCAAATGTGACAGACGAAGATATAAACCTTTACACAGACATGGTAGAAGATTGTGTTAAGATTGACGATCCAGTTTATAAAGAGTGTGGAATGGCATTAGTAGCACTCATGGCATATGCTTGTCAAAATGATAAGGATCAGGATTTTGAAAAATGGATTGAGAATTACAGAAATAAATCTGATTTTAGTTCATCACAGAAAGTTAATTATACATATATGAAACGCAGCTTTGATAATTTTATAGCAAATGCGTAATCAATTTGGTAATAAGCAATAGCTTTTACATAAAAGATGGGCAACGATATGTCGTGAAGTTGCTGTTGCCCATCTCGCATATCAACTAGGAATAATCCAGAAGTCGATATACATATATAGTATCTCATTTCTATGGCTGAATCAATATCCAAATGACATTCTTCTCGTTCTGAGTTGGATTATTCCATTATTAAAAATGGTAAATGAACAGAAATTAAAATAGAAATATCAAAATAAAGTTCGATTTCTTTGGAAAATGAAAGGAGAAAAATATGATTACAAAGACATTATATACTTGTCAGTTCTGTAATACTGATTATACAAAGAAAGAAAAAGCAATGGAATGTGAGAAGAATCACAAAGTTTTGGAGACAGCAACAATTATAGGCAACTATAAATCATTAAAATCTATCCCAGATGGATGCCCTACGAAGGTTAAAGTGAAGTTCAAGGGTTCAGATAGGTGGATAGAGTATAAGAGATAATTAGGAGGTTGTTTTTATGAGTAATGAATTTAGAAAATGTAATTTTTGTTCGTACTACGATGAATATGAAGGGTGTGAATGGGGATGTAATAACTATGAAGACTTTAAACCAGATAATGACAGAATTATTACAAAAGCAAAAGAAAAAGGAATATCTGTAGCAGATGTGGTAGCCTTAATAAATATAAATTGAAGCACAAGAAAACTTCGTTTCCTTTGGATTATAAACGGAGAATATAACGGTAGAAACAATTAACAAAAATAAATATAAGAAAGAAGAGGTACAAAACATGGATGGATTTATGAAATTTAAGAAGGCTTTACAGAAGCACTTCGATGAAATGCAGAAAGAGGCAACACATTTATTTGAGGTAAATGTAGATAAAGATGAATTATGGAATACATATCTTGATAGCTTCCCTGCTGGTACAAATGAGATTTTCAGAGAGCGTAGAGAACATGATTGTAGTTGTTGTAGACAGTTTATTAAGAATATTGGTTCTGCTGTCACTATCAAGGATAATCAGATTCATACGATTTGGGAACTGAATCTTGGTGATACAACATATCAGCCAGTATGTGATGCACTTGATGCTTTTGTAAAAGCTCATACAGTTACAGATATTTATACAACTAAGTTTCCTAAGATTGGTACAGATTTTAATTTCGAGGAAATCAATGGTAAGTCTCATCGGTGGGATCATTTCTTCTTAGAACTTCCAAGTAAATTCGTAAATAGAAGTAGTCGTTCTAATGAGGAAGTTAAAGGACAATTCAGAGATACAAGAAACGTATTTAAGCGTTCTCTTGATGAAATTACTATGGATGCACTTGATACAATTCTTGAACTTATCAATTCAAATACACTTTATAAGGGTGAAGAGTGGAAAGGCGTACTTACAGAGTTCAAGAAGTATAAGAAGGAATACGATAAACTGACTTCTGATACTGAAAAAGGTTTGTATGCTTGGGAGAAGTCAGTAACAGCAGGTATGGCTATCGGTAGAATTAGAAATCATTCCATTGGAACACTTCTTATTAATGTAAGTGAGGATATGGATCTTGACATGGCAGTTAAGAAGTACGAGCAGATTGTCGCTCCAAGCAATTATAAGCGTCCAAAGGCTATTTTTACAAAGAAGATGCTTGAGGATGCAAAAAAGACTATTACAGAACTTGGATATATGGATTCATTACAGAGAAGATTTGCTAATCTGAATGATATTACTGTAAATAATGTACTGTTCTCAAATAAGAGTGCTGCAAGAAGAATGGTTGGTGCAGATGATATTTTTGGTCAGATGGAAAAGGATGTTGCTGTAAGTCCTAAGAAATTCTCTAAGGTTGAAGAGATTTCAGCACAGGATTTCATTGACAAGGTACTTCCAACTGCAAAGGAGATTGAAGCTTTTGTAGAGAATAAACATGAGAAGAACTTTGTTTCTATGATCGCACCTGTTAATCCAGAAGCTAAGACAATGTTCAAATGGAACAATGGATTATCTTGGGCTTATTCAGGAAACATTACTGACTCTGATATGAAGCAGAATGTAAAAGCTGCTGGCGGTAATGTCGATGGTATACTTAGATTTTCAATTCAGTGGAACGAAGATGGACATGATAATCACGACCTTGATGCACATTGTATTGAGCCAGATAAGAATGAAATTTTCTTTAGTAATTGTAGAAAGCCAAGTGTTTCAAGAATGGGTGGTCAGTTAGACGTTGATATTATTCATCCAGATGGAAAGGTTGCAGTAGAGAATATTACTTGGGAAGACCTGTCAAGAATGAAACCAGGTGTTTATAAGTTTTTTGTACATCAGTATTCAGGAAGCGTAAGGCATGGATTTAGAGCTGAGATTGAATTTAATGGAGAAATTTACAAGTTTGATTACGATAAGTCAATGAGAACTGATGAAAAGGTTCAGGTTGCAGAAGTAACACTCGATGAGAATGGAAACTTCTCAATTAAGGAGAAATTAGCAGGAAATTCATCTATTTCAAGTCGTGAAATTTGGGGTGTAAATACAAATCAGTTTGTTCCTGTATCAGTAATTAGTTACAGTCCAAACTATTTTGACGAGCAGGATGGAATTGGTCATAGACATTTATTCTTTTTCCTGAAGGATTGTGTGAACAACGAAAGTCCTAACGGCTATTACAATGAGTTCTTAAAGAGTGACCTTGAAAAGCACAAGAGAGTATTTGAGGCTTTAGGTGCTAAGTGTCATGTAGAAGATACTGATGATCAGCTTTCAGGAATTGGATTCTCTATGACTAAGAGAGCAGATTTAGTTATTAAGGTTAAGGGCGCAACAGAGCGTGTAATGAAGATTAAATTTTAATTAGAAAAGGAGATTATTATTATGACAAACAATGAATTATTTATCAATGCAACAAGATCAAACTATCAGTTTCCATTCAGAGGAATGATTAACATAATTGATTTGTGGGATTTATCTCTCACAAATCTGGACTCAGTATTTAAGACACTCAATTCGGAAGTAAAGAAGTCTGAGGAAGAAAGTCTTCTGAATACCAAGTCAAAGGAAGATGAGGAGATTTCTAATAAGATTGAAATTGTTAAGTATATTGTTAGTGTGAAGTTGGATGAGAAAAAGAAGAGAGAAGACGCTAAGAAAAATGCTGAGATGAGACAGAGATTGCTTGAAATCAAGGCTAAGAGACAGGATGCGGCACTTGAAAATATGTCTGATGAGGAGCTGGATAAGGCACTTGCAGAATTAAGTGAGTAATTGTTATGGATATACCATATATAGTATTAGAAATAAGCAATATATACTATATATGGTATATATTTTACATTAGAAAGAAACGCACATTTCCTATGGAATTTTGGAGGTGAAATCTTTTTGAAGGTTGTTGGAAATAAAGAAAATGTCAATCAAATAAGATTGACACATAAAGGTTTGAACGTCAGATTTAATTGTTTTATGAAACCATTACCCTACACTACTGACAATAATATTGATATATCTAAGCCTGAAATAATTGAGATAACATTTAAGGATTCTTATGAAATAGATAACTTAATACATATATTGGAAAAATTCAAAAAAGAATGTTCTGAGTATATTGGAGAATGGAGATAACATTATGACGAATAAAGAGCAAAATAATTTAAGTAAATACATAGCATTAATTCTTAGACATAGACCTGATGTTGTTGGCATCACATTAGACGAACATGGCTGGGCTAATGTATCAGATTTATTAAAGGGGATCAATAAAACTCAAACAATTACAATGAAAATGCTTGAAAAAATTGTAGAAGAAGATTCTAAACAGAGATATTCATTTAATCGAGAGAAGACGCTTATCAGAGCAAATCAAGGTCATTCTGTAAAAGTCGATGTAGAATTGAAAGAGTGTATGCCACCAGATATTTTATATCATGGAACAGGTGTTAAATATTGCTCTTCAATCAATAAACAAGGGTTAATATCCAAGAGTCGTTTATATGTCCATCTATCAAAAGATATTGAAACAGCAACAAATGTTGGTAGTAGACATGGAGAACCGTTTATTTATAAGGTTAGAGCAAAAGATATGTATAATGACGGATATAAATTCTTTTTATCTCAAAATAGTGTATGGCTTACAAAAGAAGTACCAATCTGTTATTTAGAAGGAGAATAATACAATGTCAAATTTATATGTATATTTAATTCGTTCTCGTAACAAGGATAATAAGGATGTCCCAAACTTTAAGCAACGAGATAAGACAATTCTTGAATATAAAGAGAATGAAGACAAAATAATTGAAGAATTTAAAAGTTTTGCAACTAAAGGAGTTCCTGGTGAACAGACAAGATTATATAGATCAGTTAATTCTAGGAACGAAGAGAAAATCAGGGAAGAATTTATTATTCGTCTGCTGAGAGACAAGCCAAGTATGACACAGCTTAATCGTACATTAGCTTCAGTTGCGCAGCAGGTACAAAATCGTGATGAGAGTAAATGGTTGTTCGATTTCGATGTGGATGATGATAAATTAGCTTTAGGATTTATTAATGACATTACAAATTATGGATTTGTATTTAATCAGATTGAAATGTATAAGACTCCACATGGTTATACAATCACCGTTCCGCATGGATTTGATACAAGAGAACTGATGGAAAAGTGGAAAGATTATGACATCACATTGAAGAAAGATGAATTGTTGTTTTTGGATATGATAACGAATAAGTGATATTTTATTGATATACCAAAAATTGAGGTGAATTTGAATGAAGAAATTGAAAATTGAAATTCCATCTGGTGCAAATGAAATTATTCATACTTTACAGGATAATGGATATGAAGCTTTCTTGGTCGGAGGATGTGTGAGAGATAGTATTCTTGGTAGACCAATTCATGATTATGACATTACAACTTCTGCCACACCAAATGAAATGATGGAAGTATTCAAGGACAAGAAAATTATTGAAACTGGTTTACAACATGGAACTATTACCATTGTAATTGATGGCGAGGGATATGAATGTACCACTTACAGAATTGACGGTAATTACTCAGATAGTCGTAGACCTGATAGTGTAACATTTACACGAAGCTTTGAAGAAGATTTAAAGCGTAGAGATTTTACAATCAATGCAATGGCATACAATGATGAAGTTGGTCTTGTAGATCCGTTTAATGGTATGGAAGATATTAAATACCACAAGATTAGATGTGTTGGCAGAGCAGAAGACAGATTTTCAGAAGATGCATTAAGAATTTTACGTGCTATTCGATTTGCCTCACAGTTGGAATTTGTCCTTGAACCTGATACAGATTGGAATATCTCTAAAATGTATAAGAATTTGGAGAATATATCTATTGAAAGGATTAATAGTGAGTTCTGTAAAATTGCTGCATCGAGTGATTTCTGTGTACAAATGGTCTTATATCACGAAGTATTCTCGTTGTTCATTCCTGAAATTAAAGATATGCTTGGTTTTCAACAGAATAATCCATATCACATGTATGATGTATGGAATCATACCGTACATGCAATAGAATATTGTGAATCCGATGATTTAGTAACAAGATTGGCGGTATTCTTTCATGATATAGGAAAACCACATTGTTATCAAGATGGCGAGGATGGTATTAGACATTTCAAAGGTCATGGAAGAGTCAGTGCTGATATGACTGATAAAATAATGAAGCGATTAAGATTTGACAATGATACAAGAGAAAAGGTCGTTGAATTAGTCTATTATCATGATGCTACTTTTGAGGTGGGAAAGAAATATATCAAGAGATGGCTTAATAAAATCGGAGAAGAACAGTTCAGAAGATTACTAAATGTTCGCAGAGCTGATATTAAAGCACAAGCAGACATGAATCAGGAAACAAGATTACAGAAGATTGATAACATCGGCTATATCTTAGAAGAAGTCTTACAGGATGAAGAGTGTTTTTCTCTAAAGGATTTAGCAGTTAATGGCAGGGATTTAATTACTATTGGATATAAGCCAGGAAAAGAAATTGGTGAGGTATTAAATAATCTGTTGGATTCAGTTATTAGTGGAGAAAATATAAATGAGAAAGAAAAATTATTAGAAATAGCAGAGAGGAGATTACATGGTTAAATTATTCAGTCATACAGATTTAGACGGAATCGGTTGTGGTATTTTAGCACAACTTGCATTTGGTAAAGATAATGTAGAAATTTCATATTGTGATTACGACAATATTGATTCAACTGTAAAGGAATATTTGGAAACAGAACAGGACGACACAATCCCAATTTATATTACCGATATTCGTGTCAATGAAGAAACTGCTGAGTTACTGAATAAAAGAGGCAATGTTAAGTTATTAGATCATCACCCAACAGCTCTTGGATTAAATAAGTATGATTGGTGTGATGTAGTTATCGAAGATTCCAAAGGAATTAAAACATCGGGAACTATGTTGTTTTATCATTGGTTAGGTATGAATGGTTGTCTGAGTGAAGAGTTAGAGAATAATAAAGCGTTAGAGAAATTTGCTGAACTTGTGAGAGATTATGACACTTGGAGATGGTCAGAACTCGGTGATGAAGGTGTTATTTGTAAGCAGATAAATGATTTATTATATCTTTACGGTCGAGATGATTTTATTCATTGGTGCATTTCAGAAATCCATGATGAGGTATTCCCAAGATTATATGCCAAAGATGAAGTTATCCTGAAAATTAAACAGGATGAAATTGATAGATATATCGAAGAGAAGAATGAAACTATGTTTACCAGTCCTATGTGTGGTAAGGTTTGTGGTTTTGTATTTGCAGATAGGTTTGTTAGTGAATTAGGTAATAAACTTTGTAAAATGCATCCTGAAATTGATTTTGTGGCAATGATTGATATTGATGGTTGTACGGTATCTTATAGAACCGTTAAAGAAGATATTGATCTTGGTAAAGATGTAGCAAGTTTATTTGGTGGCGGTGGTCATCCAAAAGCTGCTGGTTCAGAATTTGGTCAGAGTATTAAGTTGAAAATTATTGGGGAAATCTTTGGACAGTGAGGTGAGAGAATAATTGGAATGGATTAAATGTGTCGAAGGACAAATGCCAGAAGATGATAAAAGATACGAAGGCAAGAAAGTAATCAATGTACTTGTTACCACAAATCGAGGCATAGTAACAAAAGTACAAAGACAACGCTATGATGGGACATGGTTTTGGGGAAGAATTAATGGTGGCATGAAAGCTTGGATGCCGTTGCCTGAACCATACAGAGAATAAGCGAGGTAAAAGAGTGAAATTAACAATTGATATTCCAATAGGATATGAAAGAGATTTTAATGTTGATAAGTTTAAAGATTTCTTTTCAAGAGTAATTGCAGATATAAACTGTCATGGTCTATGTGGTAATTATGAAAAAGAAATTGCAGAAATGTTTTTAGAAGCGTTTGAAAAAGCTATTATTGGTGATGTTAATTTAAATGCAAAAGTTATTCCAGTTGCAAATATATCTTTTGACAAAGAAGATATGCAGAAGATGATTCAAGATGAATTAAAGAAGTTTCAAGTAGAGAATAATCTAATATAGAAGTAATTCTATTCACGGCTGATCAGCCAAATTAAGCGAGGTGATAAAGTGAAGAAATATTGGGAAACAGGTGAAAAGAATGACTTTGGTAAGGAATGTTATAAATTACATTTTAGTCAATTTTATGAAGAAGATGATGAAAATGTAGTAGCTGGTTTTGTACAAGATGAGACAGACGAAAACAGATTTATATATGTATCAAAAGAACTAAATGTTGAATATGATACATTGTTTGCAGACAGTATAGAAGATGCAAAGCATCAAATCGAAGACATGCTAATAGATTATTGGAATGACAAGATTGATTATTTAGAAAATCAAATTAAATCATTTCAAGACAAAGAATAATCATATATAGAAATTTCTATCTTGGCGATTCAGCCAAATTTTCCAAAAGTAAAAGTAACAAGAAATATTTTTTTCTTTATTCTCTGTCAAAATCCTTTAATCTACAGAGATTGCGCAATCATTTATCCTAGAATTTACTGTTAAATCCTTTCGTTTTAATATTATTTTGTTGTAAAATCCTATGGAATTTGCACGTCTGCAAAAAACCATAAGAAAAAAATAATTATTGTGAGAAGAACTGGAAGTTAGTGAACTTCTGTGAGTTTGATAAATATGCAACAAGTTCTTATTGTGCTATTCACAATGAAAACGAAAGTAAAAATCTTGGTGATATTACTAAGGTTGATGAAACAAAGCTTGAACCATTTAATATGATTTGTGGAGGTAGTCCCTGTCAGGATTTTTCTGTCGCAGGTAAGCAGAAAGGTTCTGTATGGACTTGTAAAGATTGTGGACATGAGTATAACCCACTGACAGTTCATTGGTCAGAAAGAGATAAGTGTCCATGCTGCGGAAGTAATAATATTGAGAAGACTCGTTCATCTCTTTTGGTAGAGTATCTGAGAGTTATCAGAGCAAATAAACCGAATTTCGGTATGTACGAGAATGTAAAGAATATTGTGGGAAAGCAGTTTAAAGATACATTCAAGATGTTCACAGATGAGTTGGACGAGTATGGATACAATGTGTACTGGAAAGTCCTAAATGCAAAAGATTATGGTATTCCTCAGAATAGAGAGCGTGTGTATCTGATTTTTATTAAGAAAGAATTAGACAATGGAAAGTTTACATATCCTGAACCATTTGATAATGGAATGAGATTAAAAGATATTCTTGAAGAGAATGTTGATGAGAAGTTTTATATCTCAGAAGATAAGGTTCAGAGATTTTTAACAAATCTCAATAACGAAGACGCTTTATTATACGATGCTTGTCAGGTTAAAAGAGAAGGAAAATCAAGAGAATATAATGATTTCTGTCCTACTTTAACAGCAAGAGATTATAAAGATCCACGTCTTGTAAATGATAATGTTGTAAAACAGATTGGCACAATTTCTAAATGTGAGGGGAATTGGAAAAATCCACAGGTAGGTAGAATTTATAGTACAGATGGTTGTAGTCCAACATTAAATACTTGTGGAGGTGGTAGTCATGAACCAAAGATTGTTCAGCTAGGAAATGTAAATCCATCTGGCAAAGGTATGAATGGCAATGTGTTTGACGAGAATGGATTAGCACCGACTCTTACAACAAATAAGGGTGAGGGTAATAAGATTGCAATTCGCCAGGCAACTAAGAAAGGATATATTGAATGTGAACTAGGTGGCGTAGCTGATTTACCATATCCAGAGTCCAAAACAAGAAGAGGTAGAGTTCAGGAAAATGGTCAGATTTGTCCAACAATTACTGCAACTGAGACAGGGGTTTGTAGAATTGAATCACCTATTAGAATTAGAAAACTTACTCCGAAGGAGTGTTTTAGACTTATGGGATTTTCAGATGAGAATTTTGAAGCTGCTGAGAAGATGGTAAGTAATAGTCAGTTGTACAAGCAAGCAGGGAATTCCATTGTAGTAGATGTTTTATATTACATATTGGTTGAATTGTATAAGGCTATGCCATATCTTTTTGAGGATTTGAGATTAAGTAGCTTTTTCTCAGGGATTGGCGCATTTGAGATAGCGTTGAACAGATTATATGAAGGAATCAACTCTGGAAATTTTACAAAATAGCATATACAATATATAGTATTAAATAATTATAACAAATACTATATATTGTATAAAAATCAAGACCGAAAGAAAGCGGAATTTCTTCTGAGTTTTCAGAGAATAAATACATATAAAAATAAAGAAAAGAGGTAACAAAATGAGCAAAACATTAATTGTTGTAGATATGCAGAATGATTTTATTGATGGAACACTTGGCACAAAGGAAGCACAGGCAATTGTTCCAAATGTAGCAAAGAAAATTAAGGAGTATAAGGATGCTGGCAAACAGGTAATCTTTACAAGAGATACACATCCTGAGAATTACTTAGAAACATATGAGGGTAAGCATCTTCCTGTTACTCACTGTGTAAAGAACACTATTGGCTGGCAGATTTCAGATAAGCTAGATTTTGATATTGAGAACGATATTCTGATTGATAAGCCTACATTCGGTTGGACACATTGGGATGATTTTAACTTTAAAAGTGTTGAAATCTGCGGATTATGTACCGAAATCTGTGTGGTTTCAAATGCACTTATTATCAGAGCAAATTATCCTGAGATTGATATTACAGTAGATGCAAGCTGTTGCGCAGGTGTCACGCCTGATACTCACAACGCTGCATTAGCAACTATGAAGATGTGTCAGATCGAAGTGATTGGAGAGAATAATGAAGTATAAGAATTATATCATTAATACTTTCAGACATTTTAAGAAAGTCTGTACCCATAAACGTTGGGTGTTCTACTATTGCTGTAAAGTGGGAATTCCATTCCAGGGGTTAATGCATGATTTATCTAAATTTTCTCCAACAGAATTTTTGGAGAGTGTTAAATATTATCAAGGTACTTCAAGTCCAATAGATGCTTGCAAGAAAGAGAATGGTTGGTCAGTAGCTTGGATGCACCATAAAGGAAGAAACAAGCACCATTACGAATATTGGCAGGACAATTTTGATAATGGTGGAAATCCTATTGAAATGCCAATGAAGTATAAAAAAGAAATGCTTTGTGATTATCTTGGAGCAGGTAGAGCATATCATGGTAAATCATTTAATTTTGAGAAGGAATTAAAATGGTGGGAATCTAAGAAAAGTAAACCAATTGCAATGCATCCAAATGACATGGCTTTTATTGATAAGTACATTAATCTGTTTTATGAGTACGAAAACAGAGAATATAATATTAGAACAATATTTAATCAAATCAAGAAAGAAGGAAAATAATATGGAGCAGATTATTACAAGTTTGTTGGAGACAGATGCCTACAAATTGTCAATGGGACAGGCTATTTATCATCAGTTTAGCGATTATAAAACCACTTGGAGTTTTAAATGTCGTAATAAGGATGTTCATTTTACACCAGAAATGGTAGAAGAGATCCGTAGACAGATTAAATTATATTGTGGTTTGAGATTCACAGAAGATGAACTTACTTATATTGATAATATCAAATGGATGAAAGGTTCATATGTTGATTTTCTGAGATTGTGGCAGCCAAGATATGAGGATTTTGAGATTACAACAGATTCAAATTGCGGTCTTTCTATCGAAACATTTGGTACGTGGCTTAATACATCTATGTATGAGATTCCTACACTTGCGATTGTAAACGAAGTATATTTCAGAATGGCATATAACTATGAGGAATTGCTTGATAGTTTCAAAAAGAGATTAGATGAAAAGTACGAAAATCTCAGAAGCGGTCATTGGTACGCTGGTACATTTTCTGAATTTGGTCTTAGAAGAAGACTTTCTGCTGAAGCACAGGAGTTAGCTGTTGAGAAGTTTTCACATTTGAATGATACATTACACAGTCCATCTAAGTTTGTTGGTACATCTAATGTATATCTCGCAAAGAAATATAATCTCACGCCTGTTGGAACTATGGCTCATGAATGGATTATGTGTTCTGGTCAGGGCAATCACAAGCACAATCCAGCATATTCAAACTGGTATGCCTTAGACGCATGGGTTAGAGAGTATGGTGTGTTAAATGGTATTGCTCTCACAGACACAATTACAACTGATTGTTTCTTGAAAGATTTTCAGTTGACATATGCAACATTATTCAGTGGTGTAAGACATGATAGTGGAGATCCGATTGAATGGGGTGAAAAGATGATTAATCATTATGAGTCACTTGGTATCAATCCTAAGACAAAGACACTTCTGTTTAGTGACAGTCTTGATTTTGAAAGAGCTGATAAGTTATTCAGACACTTCCATAATAGAGTAAACGTTGCATTTGGAATTGGTACTTATTTGAGTAATGACACAGATGTTCCTGCTTTAAATATTGTAATGAAAACCACTAAATGTAACGGTATGGATGTTGCCAAAGTGTCTGATGTAGAAGGTAAAGGCATGTGTAAAAACCCTGATTATGTTGATTATCTAAAGAGATGTATTAATTGGAGAATGAATCATGAATAAAATTTTACTTATACCAGGAAGTTTTAATCCAATTACCAACGCCCATGTTGATATGGCATTGACTGCTAAAAAAGCGGTTAATGCCGATGCTATATTGTTTATTCCTGCACATGATACATATGTTGCGAAGAAAAAGACTTTGATACCTGGATATTGTCGAGTATCGCTGATTAATTCAATGTCAAATTGTGAGGAAAATAATATGTGGGCATCCGAAGTTGAAACAACCAGCTTCTTTCCACAGAGGACATACAATACTATTACTCAGATAAGAGATATGAATGAAAAAGATTATATCTTCAACGAATACTATATTTGTTTAGGAATGGATAATATTGAAACACTTACAACTTGGTATAATTGGAAACCGTTTGTCGAGGAATACAATTTTGTAGCATGTGTGAGAGAAGGTCAGAATCTTGAAACTGCTTTAAGAGAAGCAAATCTTATGGAATATAAAAATCACTTCACAGAAATTCAGATACCAGAAAATCATACTTCTTCAAGTTTGGTTAGAGATTTATGTGAGAAAGGTGAATTTGAAAAGGTAAAAGAATTAGTTCCTAGAAATGTATATGAGTATTTAATTCGGTTCTATGATGTGATGAATCGAATGTAGAAAGGAGAATATATAAATGTTTGATGCTAAGAAAGTAAAGAATGAAATCGTAGAGTGGATTAGAGATTGGTTTGAACAGAATGGTAAAGATTGTATGGCAGTAGTTGGAATTTCTGGCGGTAAGGATTCAAGCGTTGTTTCTGGCTTATGTTGTGAAGCTCTTGGCAAGGATAGAGTTTTTGGTGTGATGATGCCACAGGGAAGACAAAGAGATATTGAATATAGTCGTAAACTTTGCAGTTTTTTAGACATTCCACGTACTATTATTCCAGTCGGAACAATTGTGAATGTTACTGAATATGAAATTAAAACATCATTAGATGAAGAGTTATCAATTCAGACAACAACAAATCTTCCTGCTCGTATTCGTATGGCTACACTTTATGCAGTATCACAGACAGTAAATGGTCGTGTCGCTAATACGTGTAATCTTTCAGAAAATTGGGTTGGATATTGTAGCAAGTTTGGCGATGCTGCTGGTGATTTTAGTCCACTAGAAAATCTTACAGTAACAGAGGTAAAAGCTATCGGTCGTGAGTTAGGGCTTCCGTTAGAATTAGTTGATAAGACACCTACCGATGGTCTTTGTGGAAAGACTGATGAAGATAACCTTGGATTTACTTATGCTGAATTAGATGCATATATCAGAGATGGAATTGAGCCAAGTGAGGAAGTAAAAGCTAAGATTGATTCAATGCATGAGAAAAATCTGTTTAAATTACAGCCAATGCCAAGTTTTGTGTATCAGGCGTAAATGAAATACTATATATAGTGTTTATGGAAAATATAGACACTATATATAGTAATATTTTTACAAAGAAACATAGATTTCATGGGGAAATGGAGGCAAGAAAAATATGTTATATCAGTTAAGAACCGGAGATGTAATTCTTTGCGAAAACAAACCACTAGATCAAACAAATGCCTACCTAATCGTATATGACACAGATAATGGGTTTGGGTTATGGTGTCTTGGGTGTGGCGAAGCTCTTGGATTTTATGGAGATGACATTGAAAAGATGAAAACAGATATTTTAAATAAAGATTTTCTAAACATTCAATCGGTTATTCCAAAAGAACTTATTAGTGAATATTTAAGCAGCCAGTGTAAACTTGCGTCCCCGGTTAAAGCGCATGATGGATTTCATGAATTAAATATTATAGTAGATTTAGGAGAATAGTATGGCAGGATTTGTATCAAAACAACCAAACGGATTATATTGTAGATTTTCGAGTGTCACGGATTGTCCTACAGCATGGAATATGACGAGAGAAGATTATATCAATATGAAAATGCAGGAAGCAAAAGAAGATGCTGAGGATGTGTTGGATAATTATTTGAAGCCGTTTGATATGGTGATGGATATGTATTATCCAAACAATATGACAAAAGGGGAATTTGATAAATTTCTTGAAGAGACTGGATATAGAAAAGAACATGAAAATCTAGTAGGAGGTTCAGTATGAAATACAGAAAGAAACCAGTAGTAATTGAAGCGGTTAGATATATGATTGATGACTCTTTGCCAGATTGGTTTATGGATAGAGTATCAAATAACACTATTGTAATTCACGAAGACGGTACATGTCATATTAAAACACTGGAAGGGACAATGAAATCGGAATATGGTGATTACATAATTTTAGGTGTCAATGATGAAGTATATCCTTGTAAGCCTAATATTTTTGAAAAGACTTACGAAGAAGTTTCAGAGTTAGGAGAATAAATCATATGAAGAAGAAAATTTTAGCAGTCGTATTAGGATTAACATTGTGTTTTGGAATGGCTGGATGTGCGTCATGGGACAGAATGGTAACAGATATGAAAAGCGATGTAAATGGAGGTATGCAGAGAACGATTACTGTATACACGGCAGATGGTAAAGAACTTGCAACATATGAAGGCAAGATTGATATTGATACAAACGATGGTGGATATGTTAAGTTTGATTTCAACGGCAAGAGATATATCTACTATAACTGCTTTGTAGAAAGTATTGCGGATATTGATTGATATTATTCATTATTGTAGGGCTGTTCAATTCAGATTAACAACGACATAAATGTGGATACTAGTTGGCGATTTATGTGTCAGTGGGGCTGTACTAGGTTCGAACCCTTTATATGGTGTAAGTGGGCATAACATAATGAATATTTGGAGAATAATATGATAGACAACGAATTACGTCAGCAATATAGACAAGCTGTTGATGATTTAAAAATAGTATTTAAGAAAACTTATTTGTACAGATTTTGCGAAGAATTTGTGAAGAGATTAAGTAAGATTTTGAGATAGAAACAAACCGAAGTTTCTTTGGAGTTAGGAGGTGGAAATGGCGAATTTAAATTTAGAAGATTTTAGTGAAGAATACAGAAAAACAGCACCAATGGAGTGTTCTTTGTATTTAGTTTCTTGTTTAGATAAAGATACACAAATGCAGTTAAAGAAAGATTGGAATGAAGCTGGTGGTATTAAAGTAATTCCATGTTGGAAATGGTGCATGGAACATATTGATGTAATCTATCACAAATAAGAGAATAATACATTGGAAGGAGCAAGAGATTTGCTGCAGCATTAAATCTGGATTTGCTCTGAGTAAGAAATGTTAGAGATTAACAAAATATACAACGAAGATTGTCTTGAAGGTATGAAAAAGATTGATGATAAATCAATTGATTTTATCTTCACAGATCTGCCTTATAATACGACTAATAATTCTTGGGAATGTGAAATGCCGTTAAATGATTATGTGGAGTTATCAGGTCAATATTTTTATGAAACAGATTTATTCGAGTTAGCTCAAGGAACAGATAGCAGTCTTGAATATACAAGAGATTGGTTTTATGAGAATAAGAAAGATGGCTTATGGACTCATTATAATCGAATCATCAAAGATAATGGTTGTATTGCATTATGGTCGCAGTCACCATTTGATAAGAAACTTGCTTGTAGTAATGAAAAATTGTATCGCTACGAATGGATTATCGAAAAGACCAAAGCAACTGGTCATCTAAACGCTAAGAAAATGCCTATGAAGGCACACGAAAATGTCTTGATTTTCTATAAGAAACTCCCTACATACAATCCACAAATGACAGAAGGACATACGCCTGTTCATTCTTATACAAAACATACGACAGATGGTAATTGTTATGGTGCTACAAAAACTGGTATTTCAGGCGGTGGTAGTACACAAAGATATCCAAGAGATGTTCTGCAGTTCAAGTGGGACACTCAGAAAAGTAGTTTACATCAATGTCAAAAACCTGTTGAAGCGTGTGAGTATTTTATTAAGACCTACACCAATCCAGGAAATTTAGTTCTTGATTCATGTGCAGGAAGTTGTACAACTGCAGTTGCAGCTTTGAATACAGGTAGAAATTACATATGTTTCGAGAAGGACAAGGATATTTTTGAGATTGGAAGTAGGAGATTGGTTGAGTATAAAGGAGAAGTAAATGACAGAGAATGAAGCTATTGAAGAGCTAAAATATGATTGTAATGAACTTGGCAAAGCAATTCCATGTGATACTTCATGGGGATGTTCTTTTGAAAATGCTTATGGAATGGCAATACAAGCACTTGAAAAACAAATTTCAAAGAAAGTGAAAAATAGCGGAGAGAGAATTCCGTTTGAATGGTATTGTCCTACTTGCGGAGAACTATTGTGTGATGATGGCTACAAAGATACCGACATTAAATATTGTGAGCAATGCGGTCAGGCATTAGATTGGGAAAATTAAGAGAATAAGAATAATGAAACGGAGGCGAATAAATGGCTGATAAATTAATCAATAAGCAGTTGGTAGACATTGACGAATTATTACAGTTTCTATCAGATAATGGATTTGATATTGATGATGGAGTTTGGAATCAATACGAAATGTCCTTAAGAGAAGTATTTGATGAGTACAAGAAGAATACTATTCCAGACGTAGAAATTGGACAGACTGTATGGATTATTAGCAGAGATTATCATGACGTATATTTAATCAAAGAATGTCATGTACATAAGAAACAGATTAGAGCAAGATATACGTTTTCTGTAAGAGGTAGACATTATTATTGCGGAACTTTCACGAAAAACAGTATTGGCAAGACTGTATTCTTTTCAAAAGAAGCTGCTATTCAGTCTCTAAATGGCAAGGAATATAAGTTGGAAGAGTGGATTTGAAATTTTGGTTTCTTAATGAGGTGAAGGTTTGAAGAAATGGATATGTGAAGATGTATGTGGGTTTCATTTGGTTGCTGTTTATCCAGAAGATTCTCAAAAAACTTTATGTGAAATGGTTTCAGATGGTAACTATGGTGACGAAACTGTAACATTAAGTAGTCAAATTTCTATTCAAGAAGATGAGGGGGTTTTCATTATATTGGTAGATAATAGATATGAAATCTGTGTTAAAAAGATTAAGCTTGTTATTGTTGATTAAGTAATGGAGGGTATGGCTCTGAAATGCCATAAAATCAAGGATTTCTGAGGTTGAAAAACCACATAAAACGTTTCATTCGAGGAGGTGATCTATTGGACTTAGATAGAGCGATAAGAATTATAAATTATGATATAAATGAAGATGAAAGAGTATCTGATCAAAAACAAATTGAAGCACATAAAAAGTTTTTCAAGGAATTGTTTAGTGTCGATCTTATGGACGAAAGAGGCAAATATAAATCTGCATATCAAATATTTTCTGAAGCAAGCAACAATAAATTAAAGAACAATTCTGTTCAGATTTCCAATCATTAAAGAGAATAAACCAGCAGGAAAACCATGTTTCCCTTGGTCATGAAAGTAGGTGAAAAAATAACAGAACTAGAGAAAAAATACTATAAGCTTCTGATAGGCGAGACATTTCATTGTTATGATATTACATTAAATGAATTACTTATTATTATGAACGCAGAGCTTAATATTAATACATTATCTTTACAGAAATCGGGAAGACATAATTTTTATTGTAGAGTCGATGATAAAACCAAACAGTATTATTTACGAAAATTTGGTTTATTGGATGAAGATCAAGTGGAACTAGGAGAACAGAATGGGTAAATCATTAGAATTTGTAAAAGAACGAATTGCATCAGGTCAGTGCAATGGTATGGAAAATAATAAATATGAATCCATGATTGAGCAGGATATACGAGAGTTATTTACGGTTATTACTTACACCAAAGACGGAACAATTTTAATAGATGTTCCTTATCTTAAAGGTGACAAACCTTATTTTAATGTAATTATTAAGCATGATCCAGATGCAGATTTTGAATATTTCACAATGCAGCGTTGCAATTGTGATGGAACGTTTGTATTCTTTCAAGATTTAATGGGTAAGTGCATAGATAAAATGATTCATCTTAAAACCTGTAATGTAAATAAAGAGATTCCAAAGGACTTAACTGGATATTCTATCATCTATACTGTCGGTGATTTCATATTGGCAGAAGAGTTTGGAGATGAATTTGCGACTAAAGAAAAGCCTTGGATGAAGAGTAGATTTACAGCTATGTTACCAATTAAGTTTGATGTAGTAAGGAATGGAGAATAATGTATTTTAATTTAAACATTGGAGAGTGGGAGTTTGAAAACGATTATGAAGACATCTACTTTCTGTTTCATTGTTTATACAATGCAAAAACTGAGTTATACGACAGAACTCTTACTGATATGAGAAGCAGATATGATCCGACCGAAGCATTTATAGATGATTGGAATGATGGCTGGACTAGAAGTAGATCGAATTGGTATTCCAAGAAATTATACGATAAATGTGTGAAGTGCATTGAGTTAAAAACAAAAAGTCGTTTTATACATAGATATTGGAAAGAATGTGTTTGGAAGTTTCAAAGTCTTTCTGCACAAGGATGGATAAATTTGTATCAGCAGTTGATTAAAGAAAATAAATACGACAGTTGGATATTGGAGTATATAGAAGAGTAGAAACAGGAATGAAGCATTTCTTGGAGTGAGGTGAGAAATTATTGATCAAAGAACAAGACTGGGTAGATTTTTATGGTAACAATACAAAAGCCCTTTATTTAGAAAAAGAAGAACAATATACGATTTCAGAATTCATTGAATTATTACAAGCTGCAAAAGAAAGATTTGGTGATAAAAGAATTTTGATTCATGATATGAATTCGGATACAATAGGTGGCTTTTCTCATATTTACCTAAATAAAGATAGTATTTGTATTTACGGATAATGGAAAAGTTATACTTGAAGTTTGGAAAGGAGAACAATAAATGGAAACATTTTCAATAGTAGATAAGATAAATATTGATAAGTTGAATACGAAAATTGCAGAGTTCGTATATAGAGAAGGGTATGAACCGTACATATTTGCAAATAAAGAGACACTTGAAGCATTGGTTAAGCCAATTGATCGGGAATTAAATTTTATTAGTTCTCCAACTGGAAGTACAAGAATATATGTAGGCAAAAGTTGTCTTGTTGGTAAATATCAGGGTAATAAAATGTATGAAGATGATACATTAAAATTCGGTGAGATTGAGTTGAGATAAGAGAGAATAAATAGGTGACAATAAATTATAAGGAGATATGTTTTATGAGTAAGAAACAGCAATTTAAGGGTTTGAAATTTAATTATTCCATAAATGGGAAAGGATTGAAAAGTAAATATAAGACAATTGAGGATTTCTTAGATACAGAATTTCCAAAGAACAATAATCCATTGTCGCCTACTCTTGATACAAAGATTACAGGAATTAAATGGAATGGTAACACTATTTCTATTTCCAATAAAATTCACACAGTAAGAGATTTGGTTGACTTATTAAGCAAGGAAAATGCAGAAAATGTTTTTATTTCAAATAAAGACATTAGATTGCATGAGTTTAAACCAAAACATGACAATCTCATTAGAAAATCTACATATTCCATAGATGAGGTATACCATAAGGTTAAAGATGTTTTATTTGAGAAAGATAGGCGACTTGCAAAAGTGGATTTTGATGGAGATTTGATTAAAGGGAATAGTCAAAGATACCAGACATTTTTTACGAAGGGTTGTAAATGTGTGGTTTGCGGAATTGAAGGAAAATATTTTGCAAAAGAAAAATTTGCAGACCAATCAACATATCATCTGAATTTGTATGCAGTTGATGATAATGGTGATGAAATTTTAATGACAAAAGATCATATTATACCACGTTCAAAAGGTGGTATTGATGATATTAGTAACTATCAAACAATGTGTAAGCTTTGTAATGAAGCAAAAGGTAACAAATTAGAAGATTAAAAAAGAAAGGAAAAATAGAAAAGTTCCTATAGGATAAAGTGCGCACTACTTACTAAGGTAAGAGGAACTTATGTATTGTGCTTATATCACAACATTAAAAGGATTAAGAAAACATAGTAACGCTGATAGATTACAGTGTGTAGAAGTATTTGGACAGAATGTAATTGTAGATTTGAGTTATCAGGAAGGGCAGAAAGTAGTTTTCTTCCCATCTGACGGTCAGTTATCACTTGAGTATGCAACAGATAACAACCTTGTAAGGAAGAAAGACGAAAACGGAAACAACATTGGTGGTTATATGGATGCTGAGAAGAGAAATGTAACCGCTATTAGACTTAGAGGTGAGAAGTCAGAAGGACTTGTATTACCTGTTGAGACGCTTTCTAAGTATACAGATATTTCAAAATTAAAAGATGGTGATCAGATTACAGTTCTTGGTGGTCATGAGATTTGTCAGAAATACATTCCAAGAGGAAAAAATCGTTCAAGAAGTAATGGGAATGGTTCAAATAAAAAGAACAAATTTCAGAAAGAGACAGTATCATATCCATTTTTTGAGGAGCATAAAGATACAGCACAGCTTGCGTATAATATGTCAGCATTTAAGCCAGGAGATACAATTTATATTACTCGTAAGCTCCACGGAGCATCAGCTCGTACTATGAAGACTGTTAAGGTTACAAAGAAGAATAGTAAGTTGAGAAAGTTTTTACATATGCAGCCAAAGGTTACAAGAGAAGTTTCTGTTGTATCTGGTAGTAGAAGAGTCGTATTAAAGGATATGACAAAAAATGATGGATATTATTCTGATAACAGCTTTAGAAAGAAGTATCATGATTTATTAAAAGACAAGCTTCCTGAAGGTGCTGAGATTTTCTATGAAATTGTCGGCTATGTAAATGAAACAACACCAATTATGGGTTCAGTATCTAATAAGGGAGTTAAGGAAAAAGAATTTACAAAGAAATTTGGTGACACCACAACATTCTCTTATGATTGTGAGCCAGGCGAAAATGAGATGTATGTGTATCGAATGACAATGACAACAGCAGATGGAACAGTTGTTGAAGTACCTTGGGAGACTGTAGAAGTGTGGTGTGACAAGTTAGGTGTTAAGCATGTACCTGATTTAGAGAAGTTTATTTTTACCACACCAGAAGATTTGAAAGAAAGAGTAAATAAATATCTTGATGGTATGCCAGCAGATGAGATTGGCAAGACACATGTTGCTGAAGGTGTGGTTGTTCGTATTGATAACAGAGCGACATTCACAGCTTATAAGGATAAGGTGTTTGAGTTTAAGGTAATAGAGGGGATCGCTAAGGATACATCTGATGTGCCTGATATGGAAGAAGCAGAAGAGTTATTTGAGGAGACTTTAAATGAATAAACCTACAATGTGGGTACTCGTTGGCTTGAGTGGTAGTGGCAAATCAACCATTGCCACTCAGATTGCCAATGAAAATCCAAACACAATAATTGTATCATCAGATGCAATTCGTGAAGAATTGACTGGTAATTACGAAGACCAAGAACATAATGAAGAAGTGTTTAAAATTTTTCACAATAGAATACGCAAGAATTTAGAGAATAAAAAGAATGTAATTGCAGATGCAACTAATCTGACTATGAAATCTCGTAGAGCAATTTTGATGAAAGTAAATGGTTTAAATGTCAGGAAAGTATGTGTAATTATTCCAAAGCCATTTGAACAGTGCAAAAAAGATAATTTACATAGAGAACATCCTGTACCTGACTTTGTGTTGGATAAGCAGATTAGAAAATTCCAGATTCCGTTCTATGAGGAAATTTTCGATGCCATTAAAATTTATGATCTACATAAAAAGCATAAATTATCTGTGCCAGAAATGATACAACAGATGGATAATTTTGATCAACAAAATCCTCATCATACAATGACGCTGGATAAACATTGTAGAAATACATATGAGTTATTTTGTAAGAAGAATTATCCATTAGAATTTAACATAGCTGCAATATTGCATGATTATGGGAAACTGTTTTGTAAAACAACGGATGAAAATTGCATAGCACATTTTTACGATCATAATTCAATTGGTTCATATTTGGTATTGGAAAACTTAGTTGGCGAATATAAGTATGGTCTTTTAGATATTTGTTTCCTTATTAATTACCATATGATGCCTTTTAGTTGGGATACTGATAAAGCAAAACAGCGTTGGAAAGAAAGATTCGGAGAATATAAATATAAGATGCTTTTAGATTTTAACGAATGTGATAGAGCGAGATAAGGAGAATAATAAAATGGCAAATAGATTATTATTTGAGAAAGATATTATTAGAGCAATTGATAGGCATACGAATGACGATAGTAAGTTAGATGATGATATTAGCTGTATTCTTGAAGAAGTTGAAACCGCTACAATAGAACTTCCACCTATTATATTATCTCCAAAAGTAGAAACTAAACCAGTGCAGAAACAGAGACGAGTATTATTATTCGAGAATGAGAATCTTGACTTAGAGCAGCGTGGTAACAGATATTATTTATCCCTTTATGATAAGGAAGGAAAATTTCAGAGAGAAGTAACTATTGATGTAAAGGATGACTATAAAGTTGGACTTGGGAATGGTAAGTAGAGGAGTTTTATGAGATCAGAGATTAAAAGACGACAATTTTCTGAAAATCATCAATCTTGGTTCTCCCATGATTATGCTTGTTGGGCAAATAATCACAATGGTTGGAGAAAGATGAAAAAGAAGAATCGTAGATTATTCAAAAAGAAATATAGAAGAGAAGTTGAGAAAGATATTAATAAAGAATTGAATGATATGTAATAACAGTAAATTCAGGTTTCCTTGATTATAAAGAGAGAATATATTAATAGATAAACAAATGCAGAAAGGAATAAAATTATGAAAATTATTGAAACAGGAACTACGTATAAAGTGTATGGAGAAGATTTAGTTGTGTTAGACAATCTGCCAGCTCAGACATATAAAGTTGGGTGTGGTCAGTTCACAGGGTTCTTCTTAGAGAAGCAGCATGACTTAGAGATTAAAGAAGATAAAATCTACGGAGTTCATGAAGAAAAAGCGAATAAAGTATTAAACAGATTTGAGAAATCACGCAAGAATTTAGGTGTAATTCTCAGCGGAGATAAGGGTATTGGCAAGTCATTATTTGCAAGATTATTGGCTCAGAAAGCAATTCAGAATGGAATTCCTGTTATCTTGGTTGATGATTTTATCCCTGGCATTGATGATTTCTTAAACGATATTAAAAATGAAGTGCTCGTGTTGTTCGATGAGTTCGATAAGACTTTTGCTAAGAGCAAAGACAAAGATCCACAGTCAAAAATGCTTTCCTTATTTGATGGCACGAGTTCAGGTAAGAAGTTATTTGTTGTTACATGCAATAATTATAGGGATTTGAACGAGTATCTTATCAATAGACCAGGAAGATTCCATTTCCATTTCAGATTTGAGTATCCAACAGCAGATGAAGTAAAAGATTATTTAAGAGATAAGCTCGATGAAAAGTACTATTCTGAAATCAATAAAGTAGCTTCATTCTCAAGAAAAATTAAACTTAATTACGATTGCTTATCAGCGATTGCACTTGAGTTAAATGAGGGTGAGACATTTGAGGATGCAATTAAGGATCTGAATATTATTAATACATACGAAAGAGAAAATAGATATAATATCAAATTATTTACAGAAGAGGGAATTATATTTACGGCTGATAATGAAACGCTTGATTTATTTAGCGGTGAAAATAATAGTCTTTGGGTTGATGATGTTGCAGGAAATTCAGTTCGTTTAAAATTTAAGGGGAATAATGTAGTATTTGACAATAAAACAAATATTTTCAGCGTATCTAATGATAAAATCAATGTCACTTATGATGACGATTATCTTGATGACGATGTAAAAGATATGTATAAAAAGCTTCATTATACTTATGCCGAGATTGCGTTAAATTACGGTAATCGTATTCACTACAACTTAGTGTAACTTCAAATGAAAGCAACATATCCTTGGATTATTGAAAAGAGGTGATTGAGTGTTAGTACCTGCAATTTTATATAAAGAACAGATTAAAAAAGAATTTCAGAAATATTACTATACAACAGATATGATGTACGAGACTGGTTGCATGTGCAATTGGAGTCCTGAAATTGCAGAATGTCCAAATGAGAGTCAATTCCAATATGCAATAGTTGATAAGAACGAAAAAGTCATTGGCTACTTAGGATATTCAGTAGATTGGTATGCGTCTAAAGCGTATAACTTTGGATTATTTTCATTTGACAGAGGGAATATCTTGGTTGGTAAGAATGTATTCGATAAATTAGAAGAATTGATTAAAACATTACATAGAGTTGAATGGAGAGCTGTTGGTGGCAATCCTGCTTGTAGAGGATATGATAGCTTTATCGAGAGACATAATGGAACGAAACATGTTCTAAAAGATTCGATTAAAGATAAGAATGGTAAATATCACGATGATATTATTTATGAGATTGTGAGTGGAGAATAATACATTGGAGGTGAAAACATAATGGAAATGTATACAGAGATTAATGTGTGTTTTGATTTGTTAAGGAACACACCGAAAGACATTGTAGATATTTTACATTGTCTTATAGAAGGAACAGATGCTCCTTTAATATTACCAGAACACAAATTTTTCAGGTGTGATAGATGGAGTATGGTCGCTTGTTGTGACAGTTATTATTTTGATGGCTCAACTAACAGTAAAATGGTGTTTGATGATATTTCTAAAACTTGGAAAATTAATATCAGAGCCAATTTGAAAAATTATGATTCTGAAATTGAAGAGTTTTTAGATTGGTTAGAGCCTTATATCGGAACAGATGGTTTTATTGGATACATGAGATATGAAGAGTGGGAAGATCCAACATTAATTTATAATGATTTTGACAATGATAAAATTGTATTTAAATGCGTAGAAGCAGCAGAAGTTGAATAAATTTAAAGGAGAATATTAAACATGGAAACAATTTTAAGATTATTAGCAGAGAACCCAGAAAGTTTAGGAGAGGTAGTAAAAACATATATTACAAAGTACAAAGAGCCTGTATATGATGTTCTGAAGGAACTCATGATTATTGCAAAGGATTATTCTGAGAATACTGAGTATCCTGCAATTCAGGCGAGAACTAAGAAAAATATGTTTGATGCATATGTAAATGTTGGTTTTACTGAGGATCAGGCATTAGCACTTATGATTAACGATAATATTCAGCTTATGAAGAATATTCAGAAATCAGTTAATAATACTTCTGTAAAAAAGAGCAAGTAGTGGTTTCTAAGTAAACCAATCTTTCCTTTGAAAATTTTTAATCATATCTAAGCCATTCGGCTATGGGAATCCCAGTAAATAAGAGAATATTACAGTGCAACTAATAAAAATATTATATATAAAGGAGATTTTAAATGAAGAACACAAATTGGAAAGTGCCAGTAATTATTGGCATAGGAGTATTAGCAGTTATTTTGATGATTGTATTTGGTGTACAGAGTTCGCAGAATAAAGCTATTGTACTTGAGGAGCAGGTAAATACAGCGTCATCAGACATTAAGGTACAGGAAAAGCGAAGAGTTGACCTTGTATATAACCTTGCTGATTGCGTAAAACAGTATGACAAACATGAAGCTGATACATTGACAGCAGTTGCAGATGGTCGTGGATCAACAGGAGATATTGAGAATGTAACAACAGCTATTACAGCAGTTGCAGAAGCATATCCTGAGCTGAAGTCCAATGAGAACTATAAGACTCTTATGAATGAGTTATCTATGACAGAGAATATGATTGCAGAGTATCGCAGCAATTACAATAAACAGATTAAGGAATACAAGAGATATGTAAGAAAGTTCCCTACAAGACAGTTCCTTGGATTGCTTGGATATGAAGTGCAGGAATATGAGTATTTGGATTACAATGCACCAGTTGATGCTCCACAGGATTTGTTTAAAGAGGATTAGTATATGAGATATGGTAGAAAAGGTTTTGATTTTGGTGATTTTGAAATAACAAAACGTGAAATCTTGGCTAGCATTTCTATCATTGCAGTTATGATTCTGTTTGGTATTCTGATTTCTTCCAAGATTTCAGAACACCAAATGGATAAAAATGAAATTTATAACAAGGCTGTTAAGATAGAAAGTCAAGAAATGTTCCAATATGGAATTGATACAAATGTTGGTAATGCGTTTGTATATGGTGATTTGAAAGCAGTAGATACAGTTACATATCCTGAAATTGGTGGAGAATATATGAGTGTAGAAAAAGATGAGGAACACTACACAAAGCATACAAAAACGGTATATGAGTATGACGATGATGGTAATGTAATTGGTAGTCACGAAGAGGAATATTGGACTTGGGATTTATATGACAGTGATAACAAACATTGTGATAAAGTAACTTTTCTTGGAATTGAATTCGATTATGGTCAAATTTATAAACCATATGAGAATTATATTGACACGATTGATGGCGATTATCATGTTAGATATGTCTATTATGGTAGCAAAACAGAGTATACAGGAACAATTTTTACAAAGTTAGATAACCATACAATCAATAAGACGGAATTTTATAAAGATATGAATATCAATGATACAGTAGACCACTTACAGTCTAATGTAGGTGTGATTGTTTTCTGGATCTTTTGGATAATTTTAATTGGTGGAATGGTATTTGGGTTCTACTATTTAGATAATAGGTGGTTAGATTAGTAAAAAATTTTTCTTTCTTTTGGACAGATTGGAGGTGTGAATATGTATCAAGAATTAAAAGGTGATGAAAATTTTTCAGATAAATACACAACATGGGTTATAGCTTATTGTTTAGATACAGATTCATTTTTTGTAACGAATCAAAGACATTTCTTTTGGGAATATAATGATGAATTCCAATGCGAAAACGATGCGGTTAATTATTTCAGAAACCATTTGAATGAGTTTAGAAATGCTAGGAAAGAAATATTAAGTAATTGTGGTGGATGGAGCATTGATAAGGATTTGTTTTTAGAAAACACGAAAGAAAGGTTTTCAAATGCAAATAGGAGAATAATATCATGAAGTTGATTAACAAATATGCAAATTCAAGATATTCAAAAATGAATGAATATTATTGTGGAATCACAACAGAATTGGACAAGCTTGCTGGACTTGATCCTAATGGACACTGGAAACATTATGTGCTTTGTGATTATGAGGATGGTTGTTTGCCTATCAGAATTCCAGGTGGAACACTTGGAAGTATTGAATATGACGAGAATAGTGTTATTACTAAAATTCATGTTTGTACTGATTATGTTGTAAAAACTTATCCTGATGATGTAAATGAACAGCTTCAGAAATTCGTTGGTCAGAAGATAGAAATAGGAGAATAACTATATGGCAGACAGACAAACCAAAACTATACAGTGGACAATAAATCTTCCAATGGACTTTCCTTCGGATTGGGCTGATGACATGATTGAATTTCATCTTAATGAATCAAGTTGGTGTTGTAGTAATCTTATTAGTGAACTTGAAAAGTATGATGAGAAAAATGGCTGTATTTGTGGAATATGTGAAGCAAAAGTAGCTGAGAAGATTGGAGATGTGAATGAGAAACTTTTATAGCGGTATCAGTAATGATAAAACACAATTTTTGATAAATATGACTTGGTATAATGATAATGAAGTAGAAACTTGTTTTAATTTGAGTAAAAATTTTCATGGGTTATGTGAAAAATGTAGTATTGATAAAAACGATTTTGAATTAGTATATTTAAAATTTAAATGGGTTGGTAATACATATTACCCACAAGAAAGTAATAAAAGTGAAGGAGAGCCAATCAGGGTATATAAAATCAAGTTATAAACAATAAATCTATGAACATAGTTAGGAGAATAAGAATATGTCAATAGGTGATGGAAGAAAAACATATTCCGACAGTACATTAAAATCTATGACAAAAGATGAGCTGATTGATATTATTCGTTGCTTAGAAAGTAATCTTAGAAATGCTCATGAGACAAATGATATTCAGTATGAGAATTGTAAGAAATTACTGAATGAAGAGAAGAATAAAACACTTGATGAAGTTCTAAAAATTTGTGACATTGAATGTGGTTTTTACAGTGGTGATGTTAAAAATCTCACAAGACACGTTTTGATGAGAGTGCTGGATGGATTGAGAGAATAAGTAATTGTAAACAATAATTTTTATATCATAGGAGGAAATAAATATGATGAACAATTTTTTAAATGGTATGTTTGGCAAGGTAGGAAGTGGAATGTGTAGACTTTCTATGAATGGTGGAATTGCAGTTAAGACAAATGGTGGTTATAAGACATATAACATCAAGACTGGCAAGCTCACAAACTGTAGTAACTTTGTATTTGATATTGGAGAGGAATTCTTCTTTATTATTCCAACTAATAAGGTAGAGAAGGGTGACATTATTCTTGTAAATGGCAAGCCTAGATGTGTTATTGAAGCTGATAAGACAAAGATTACGGTCATTAACTATGAGGACTCAACAATCGAAACTGTACTTCCTGAAAGACATGTATTTATGGGTAATACATATTTTTATGGCAAGATTGTTTCAATGTTTGGTAGTGACATTATCAAGGGTAAGAAAGGTACAAACAATATCTTCAAGTATATGATGCTTTCTCAGATGATGAAAGGTGACAATGGATCTACTGGCATGATGAATGGAAATGGTGGAATGAGTTCTATGTTACCATTTATGATGATGGGTGGAAATATGGGTGACATGTTTGACGGAATGTTCGACTTTGATATGAGTGGCAATGATGACGATGATACAGAAGTAGACGAAGAGGAGGAAGCATAATATGGGATGTGGTTCATGGACAAGAGATAGTTATGTAAATTATTCAACAACAAAGGGTATGAGTGTTTCAATGGATGGTATGATTAGCGGTTCTTATTCTAATCAGGATATGTTTAAGGCAAGAAATATTGATTCTGCACTTGATCCTAAGAATGTTATTAGAGAGTGTTGCGATACAGAGGAACATCCAAACACAATCCCTGTTATTCTTGCACTTGATGTTACAGGGAGTATGAATGATGTTTCTGTTGAAATAGCAAAGAAACTCAATGTTATTATGACAAAATTGTATGAAGATATTACGGATGTTGAATTTATGATTATGGGAATTGGTGATTTAGCTTATGACAATTCTCCTATTCAGATTTCACAGTTTGAATCTGACATTAGAATTGCAGAACAGTTAGACAAATTATGGTTCGAAAATGGCGGTGGAGGTAATGATTATGAATCTTATACTGCTGCGTGGTATATGGGCAGTAGACATACTAAAATAGATTGTAACAAAAGATATAAAAAAGGAATTATTATTACAATTGGGGATGAAAGACTTAATCCATATTTGCCTAAAAATGAACTTGAGTATATTACAGGAGATAAACTTCAGGGGGATATTGAGACTAAAGAACTTTACCATGAAACCAGTAATAAATTTAACATTTATCATCTTGATGTAGATCATAGATGCCATTATGATGCAGATAATATTAAGTCATCTTTTATGAATTATTTGGATGAAAATCATTTTAAAGTAGTTAATTTAAATAATGTTGTTGATGAAATTATCACGATTATTAAAAATGAATCAACTAATGGAATCGTTCACAACGAAGATAGTAATGGAATTACATGGTAAAAAGAAAATTAAATTATCCAAATGGGATGATAGTAGATCTATCTAATATTAGAATATCAAATAACAAATATGAATGGGATAAAAGCGTTGGAGCAAAAATCCCATTCATATACAATGGAGTAGAGGATTACTTTATATTAGAAGATTATAAAAAATCAAAAATAACAATTTCATATAAAGATTTAACAAAAACTATTTCATGTAGCCACTTTTTAAGAGAAGAAAGATGTGGAAGTGTTACCGATTTATTTCACAGGATAGCTTTGTTAAAACCATATTTAATTGATTATGTAGAAGACAGAAAATTATTCTTTTCATTATCAAGTGCAAGTAAAAAGAAGATTTGGTTTAAATGCCCATATTGTGGATACCGAGAATATATTTCTGCAAGAACTCTTTTCAAGCGTGTTAATATATGTCCTATATGTTCAGATGGTATTTCTTATCCCGAAAAATTTATTAGTAATATGTTGCTTCAATTGAATATTAAATTTGAAAAACATAAAACTTTTGATTGGTCTTTTGGTAGAGAATATGACTTCTATTTTAAATATAACGATGAAGAATTTATTATAGAGGCTAATGGCAGTCAACATTATAGAGCTGAATTTGAACGACTTGGTGGAAGATCTTTTGAAGAAGAATATAAAAATGATGTTTATAAAGAAAAACTTGCCAAAAATAATAATATTAATTATTACATAAAATTTGAGTGCTCAGAATCAAATAAAATCCACATGATAAATGCGATATATAATTCTATTTTTCATGTATATTTTGAAAATGAGGGGATTTTTAACAATATAAATTTTGAGCAATGTGATTATTTTGCCACAAACAATTCTACTTTTAGAGACATATGTAATATGTGGAATTCAAGTAAAACAATTACAACAACAGATATTGCTAATAATCTAAATTTAGACATAAGAACAGTAATTAAATATTTAACCAAGGGCAATGAATTTAACATGTGTAAGTACACAACAGAAATTGGAAAGAAACGTGGCAGAATCAAATATGAAAAAATACGATACGGTAATCAATTAGAAAATAATGTAGGATAGGAGATTTAAAAGATGAAAGACATTAAGATTGTTGTGGGATCGAATTGGGGAGACGAAGGAAAAGGTCTTATGACAGATTATTTCTCACAGAAACATAATAATATTGTTGTTTGTTCAAATGGTGGTGCTCAGAGAGGACATACCGTAACGACACCTGATGGAATCAGACATGTCTTTCATCATTTTGGATCTGGAACATTCAATCATGCAAGTACATATTTATCTGAGGATTTTATTGTTAATCCAATTATTTTTAAGCAAGAATATGATGAATTGATGAAATTAGGATATATTCCGAATGTTTATATTAATCAAAACTGTATGTTGACTACACCTTTTGATATGATGGCAAATCAGATTATAGAAGAAAATCGTGGGAAAAATAAACATGGTAGTTGTGGCTTGGGAATTTTTGAAACTATCAAAAGATATAAAGCTGGTATAACTGATGTAGATAATCATATCAGGGAATATTACTTAGAACAATTCGAAAGAGAGAATATTATATTAACAGATGAATGGTCAAGAATATTCCTTGATAATGGTATATTTGAACACTTTTTAGATGATTGGGATTTTATGAATAATCACTCATTGGCTATATCAGATAATTATTTCTTAAATCAGTTTGACAATATTGTATTTGAAGCTGCACAAGGTTTATTGCTTGATCAGAACAACACAGAATATTTTCCACATCTAACACCGTCTAATACAGGTATAAAAAATCCCAAGAGAATAATTGAAAATGTTGAATGGAATGATGAGATAAATGTTGAAACTTGTTATGTATCTCGTACTTATTTAACAAGACATGGTGCTGGCAAATTTCCATCTGAATGTAATAAGAGATTTATCAACGAATATATGTTTGATAAAACAAATGTACCAAATCCATTCCAGGATACATTAAGATATGGAACACTTGATTTAGGAGAATTATATAGTAGATGCTCAAAAGATATAGGAAACTTTGGAGATAAAAAATCAATCGCCATTACACATTGTAATGAATATGATTGGGATAATGATAAGTTAATTGAGTTGTTCAAGGATTGGAATATTTATTACTCAGATGGCGAAACACATAATGATGTGAACTGAAAACAAGAAAGATTCGTTTCTTTTGGAAATAAGACTAAGAAAGGTGTGTACTGAATGAGAAGAAAATTAAAAACGATTGCAAGAAAAGTACATAATTTTATTGAACGAGCGAGGATGTCTGAATTGGATTATTTAACTATGAAAGAACAGTCAAATAAGTTTGAAAATATGATGTCATCTTGTGAATTTAAGTTAGACGAACCAGAATATACAGATGTTAAAGATGCAGATGGAAATATCCTGCATAGATTTAAAAAGTCTCAGTCTGCAAGTCTTAATATTAACATAGATGAAATGTTGAAAAACGGTGGAATTTTATATGATAAAGAAAGAGTCAAGTTAAATATTGAGTAAAAAGAGGAGAATAAATATATGAACACAAAAATTATTAGTGTGTTTCATGCTTGTGGTAAGACATATGCTTTTAAAAAATTAAATGAAAAAGGTTATAAGATTCTCGATAGCGATAGCAGTCAGTTTAGTTGGTGCTATGATTATAATCCAGTTAATTCAGATAAAATTGAAAAGTATCGTAATCCTGAATTTCCAAAAAATTATATTCAGCACATTAAAGAGAATATTGGGAAAGTTGATTATATCTTTGTAAGCAGCCATAAAGAAGTTAGAGACGCTTTGATTGAAAATGGAATTTATTTCACATTAGTTTATCCTGGCAGAAAGATGAAAGCTGAATGGGTTGGCAGATGTTTCTTGCGTGGAAGTGGCGAAAAGTTCTGTCAGCTAATTGCAGACAATTGGGATAAATGGATTGATGAAATGGAAGAAGTAGAAGGTTGTGATAGATATATTCTTGGCGAAGACGACTCTATTGATCCAGATGACTTAGATAGATATTACTACTTAGGAGAATTAATCGAAAAAGGATTGATTTAAAGAGCGAATAACAATAAGTAGGAAGTATTCTGAAAGAGTAATCAATCAGGAAAAGAAAGGAGAAGACAACAGAATGAACAGTAGCATTTTTGTTCCTAAAACGATAAATGTTGGATATCAAAATCGTTCAGGAACTTACACAGGAAAACTTGCCTATGTCATTTACTATGATGAAAAAGGTAAGTTGCGAAAAGAAGCATCATGGAATAGTTGGCGTGATGATAAAATTCCGAATGATGAATTTGATAATGTCCCAACAGAAGGATTTGTACTAAATAAAAAAGCTGGCGATTACTCTACAGGATGGGATCATAGACATGCTTATTGTAGGGTATATGATCCAAGAGGATTTGAGTTTGAAATTACCATTGAAAATTTATTATACATCCTAGAAAATGCGAATTGTATCAAAGGTAAGGGACTTGAAGGAGAATTTATATATGGATGGGATGGTAAGGATTTAGTTCTTATGCCAGTTGAGTCACCTGACTATAAGCAGATTAGTGAGTTTAATAAAATTATCCATAATAATGAAACCATTAAAGCAAAAGATTTAATTATCGGTGCTACATATCTCACAAAAGATAATGAGAATTGGATTTATATGGGTAAATTTGAAGCTTTTGACTATTGGGAAGGAACAAATAAATGTAAACATTTTTGGTTTTGGCATAATGGTATTTTTGAACATTATAAATCTTTACCAAAGAATAAATTTATCAAATGTATTGATAACAAATGCAGTGAAAAATATGCAAATATCTACAATAATTTAGAAAGAAACTGTGAGTATTCTCCATACGACAGTTCAAAAAATGAATATAAATATTTCACCTTTGATGAATTTAAGGAAACGCCAAACACAGACTATTGGAGAAGAGGGAATTTTATAAGCGAATATTACAATGGTTGTAAATATGAGTTTGATGTTCAGCCAATAGAAAAAGGTAAAGATCTATTTATTGTTCGTCAAAAGGAGAACATATCAAATAATACTTATTGGGGTTCTTATACAGAATATGTTGAAGTAACCGATATTTTTCCGACTACATCTAAAATGGTTAAATCAAACCGTTATCCATATAAAGACATAGAAGAAAAGCGTATGATTCCAGTTACGTTAGAAAAGATTTTTGAAGTGATGAAGCCGATGTATATTCAAAAATATTTAGCAAATGGTAGAGAATATAAAAAGGAGTACGAAATTAAATGAGTAAAAACGATGACAGAATTTTAGAATTAAAGAAACAGATTGAGACAAAAAAGAAATCAATTTCTGAGAAGAAAATCAGATTTATTCCTGAAACAAATTGTGTTCTTAATATTGATGGAATGACAATTAATCTCAACGTGTGTTCAGATGATGCGTTGTTGTTACTTTTGATTAGATTGAATTCATATTTAATGTCTGCTAAGGATCTTAATATGACTGATTTTGAAATTTCAGGATACAGTGTGACAGCATGGATTAAAGATATTAAGAGTAAGTTAGAGGTATCTGGTCTAAAGAAAGAAGAGTCTGATTTGAAGAAAATGGAGAGCAAGCTGGACAAATTACTTTCTGATGATAAGAAAACAGAGCTGGAAATTGATGAGATTGCTGCTTTATTGAAGTAAAAGAGAGAATAATACAATAGGTAGTATATTTCATAAAAATACATACTATATATAGTAGTTAGATAAATTTAAACTACTATATATAGTAATAAAAAGGACAAGAAATATCGGTTTCCTTTGGAGGTGAAAAATTGGAGAAAGAAATAGTATACATTGCAGATTTAGACCAAGATGTTGATGATGTTGTTGCAGCACATTATCTTCATAACGAAGGTGTATTGAAATGTGTTGTATGTGATCCATATCCAATGACAGAAGATGGGTTGAAAAGAAAAGACATTCTTGAAAGTTTGGGCGTTCAAGTATTAAAGAAAATGCCACCAGTTGCAAAATATGTATTTGTTGGTGGTGCATTAACGCTTGTTGCCGATTATATCAAAATGCATCACATTGACTGGTTAGTAATGAATGGTGGTTTTGTTGGTACAAACATCGCTTCGTTTGAACTGGATAAATTTAAAGGAAAAGAAACAGTAAGAACATTTAATTTTAATTGTGATGTAAATGCAACTGATTATGTCTTAAAAGTCGGGAAAGAGAGAATATCTAACATGGTACTTGTTGGTAAAAACGTGTGCCATGATATCAGAAATACAAGAGTTGGCATATGGTCGGATAAGAAGTATAAAGAATTATTTGATACATATGAAGTAAAAGATAAAAAACGTCAGCATGATATGTTGGCTTGTCATGAAGGATTAGCATTTTTGAATAATTCTACAAAATATTGTAAGTATAAAGTTGTAAAGCCATATAACACAGGTTTAAAGGGAACATATACCCAATGGGGAAGTACAAAAACAAGGGAAACACCGTACAGAGAAGTGTTGGCTGCAATAGAATATGAAACATAGTAAATTTCGATTTCTTGGGAACGAAATAGGAGAATATAAAGGAGGAACACATGAGAAAGAAAATTGTAACAGCAATTTTAGTTGCTGCGTTAGCAGTAGGAAGTTTGTCAGGATGTGCATTATTAGATAACGAAGTAAATGAACTAAATGGTTCAATCACAGGCAATACATATAATGCTTCGTTTTATTCTAATGAAGGTGAAAAGTTCATGGACATGAGTGGTCAGAAAATTGATCTTGCATCCAACATTGTCAAAGAACAGTCGTATAGTTCTGATGGTGGATGGGGATATACACAGACATTATCTAGTGTAGTGACAGTTACCATTGATGGTAAAGAGGTAGAGAGTTGTGGAAGTACAATGATTTTTTCCGAGAAAGGATTAAATCCAGAAGTAGATTTTAAGAGTCCAGAAGTTATCAATAGTACAACAGATGGCAGTTTGGGAGACAATGTAATAATTGCAAGTGTTGTGAATAAATATAAGAATTACTTTGGTAAATCAAGAGTAGTTGTAATTCAGTCTCAGTTAGGCGATCCGATTTGTGCTTATTCAGGTGATGAAGTGTATTGGCAGGTATGTCAAGATTTACCTAAGACTACAAAACTTATGATTGACGGTAAAGCATTATATATTCATAGAGCAAACTTTCAGATTATTGATAAAAGCTTATTAAATTAAAACGAAGGGAGAATATAAAATTATGTGGTGTGTATTTATTATTTTAGGAATCGTAGCAGAGGTATTAAAAGCAAATGCAATTTTAGTAATTCCAACAATTGTTGAGTATATTTTGTTTGGTATTGGTGGATTGCTTCTTGTACTTAAATTTATTGTTTATTGTTCTACAAAGCGTCAGATAAAGAATATGACAAAAAATTTTAATGATAGATTTAATGGCATGTTTTAAACCCAAGTAAACTGACATTTCTTGGTGCAATTTTAAAGGAGAATTATAAAATGAGCGATATTTATAAAGATAGAGAAGCTTTAAGACTTAAATACGAACAGTTTATTCAGACTGAAAGAGGTAAAGAGTGGAAACATTTTTGGCAGAGTCAAACAGGCTCAGAGAGAAGTGGAGATTTTGGAGATTATTTGTATGACTTTTATCCAGAACTGTTGCAGTAAGGAGAAAAAATAAATGGCAAAAAAGAAAGGCTTTGGTGTAAGTCCGATAACAAATACAATCTACTATGGAACACAGGATACAGAAAAACATATGTGGGTTGGACAGAAAATAGATGTTACGGATGATGCGATAGCTGCTGTATATGAATGGTTTATGGGTAATATAGAAGACTCTGAAGGTAAGAAAGAAGAATATCAGATCACATATTCTAGTACAGAATTTGAATTAGTAATGAGAAGAAAGAAAACAGAGAGTATATAGTTGGAGGTGAGAAACAAATGACCTTACAGGAAAATGTAAATAAGTTACTAATGTTATCAAACGTGGAACAGATGCATGATTTTAGAGGTTGGGCAAGAAAACTTCCTGCTTTTCACTTTGATAAAGAATGGGATGTGACGATTATTCCACCATTTGCAGGTGCAATTATCAGATTTGTAATTGATTATAAAGGAAAGCATGTGTCAGTATATTTTGATGCATATTCAGAACTTGGATGGATGTATGATAATGATGAGCAGCCAATTCCGTATTTTGAATATTATGATGGCGTAGATACTCACAGATATTATCTTGATGAGTCAGAACAGATGATGAATGACATTAGAAATTTCTTGAATAATTAGTCTTAGCGATTCAGCTAACAATTTTCCAAAATAAAAGAATAAAAGTAAGAGGTGAGAATATGATTCAAGTAATTGAGACAAATTTGAGTATTGATCATGATAATATCATAAGAGATCATCAGTCACTAATTGTTGAAGTTGAAGATTGGGATACATATTGCAAAGCATTTGAAAAATACAATGGTAAAGCTGTTTATTTCAAGTCAAAGACTATGCCTGGTAACAGTATCTTATCGAATTGCTCTATAACAGATCTAATATATGATGACATTCATCTATCTTGTATGATCTTACACCAATCAGGTTTTATTACGAAAAAACTTGCATATAGAATTGGTTTATAATCTATGATTCATTCGAATCACAATTTCCAATAAAAATGAAAACCAAATAGAGAATATATAAGTGAAGCAGTCGCAGTAATTCACTGTTTCATTGGGAAATTTGAGGAGGTGAGAATATGGAAGTAAGAGTTAGATTATCGGATGCACGTAATACAATTAAAGAATATGAAAACTTAGGATACAGATTTATCGGATCAAGACAAAATATTGAATATGTAAACCTTTTCTTTGAAGAAGTCCATATACCAAAAGAGAATAATGTAACAGATATAAAATTTAATATCGGAGATTTCGTAGAAAATAGAGATGGAAGAATTGGTTACATTTCAGATATATGTCATTGTGATGAATGTAGAAAGCGTGGGTTCTTTGAGCCAACAATTCAGTATTCAGATGGTACAAGCGATTACATATCAAATTATTCTGTAAAATACGTTTCCAAAGACTATAAACAGATTGGTACTCAGAAGTTCGATAATGACTATTACGAGAAAGAAATTGAAAGATTGAAACATCAATTAGAAATGGAGAAAAGTAAAAGTGCTTATTGGAAGATGAAAGCTAATGGTGAAGAACCTGTTTTAATGGGTACAAGAGAAGGAATGGTTCATATTCTTCGATAGTAACAGAGAATATGTAAGTGAGGTGAGAAAAGTGTCACAGTTTAGATTTAATGAAGATTTTGCAAATAATTGGAAGTCAGGTCAGATAGTTACTTGTGAAGAAAAAGAAGATGGTTATTTAATTGATAAAGCTGCACTTATTGAAAAGGACGAACTTTTAAAACATGGTGAATTTATCACAATGAATGTTCAGATATTGGGGCATATGCAATCAAATGGTGTAGATGATTTATTCATGTATGATAGAGATTTTCAACCAGGAGACACAGTACAACATTTCAAAGGTGGTTTCTATAAGATTGTTGCCATTGGAACTAATACAGAAACAGAAGAAAAAATGGTTGTATATCAGAGTTTAAAGGATAAAAGAGTATGGATTAGACCATATGAAATGTTTATCAGTAAAGTGGATAGAGAGAAATATCCAAACGCTGATCAGTCATATAGACTTATCAAAGTAAAGATTACTGTATAAATAGAGAATATAAGTGGTGGAAAATGAAGAATTTAGATACACAGCTATGTAAAGCAAAGAGCATTAGTAGTGGTCAATGGGTTTGTGGATATTATGTAAAAGGTTTAGATATGTATGGTAAAGAAATTTATATAATATTTGAACCAGCAACAGTATTCTATTCTCATGGTGAAACCGATGGTTTTGAAGAAATAGATCCAAAGACATTATGTAGATGTACTGGCAGCCATGATAAGAATGGCAAGTTAATCTTTGAAAACGACATTCTAAACGGAGAATTATATAATGTAGTCTCTTATGGAAATGGTGAGAATGAATTTCTCGGAATGAATGTTGGTTGGTATGTTCAGAGAGATAACTTCGAATCATGGTGTGAATTAAATGATTTGGAAATGTATGAAGTAACAGGAAATATCTTAGATAATATCTAATCAGTCTTGAACAATTCAGTTCAAAAATTCCAAAACAAGATGTCTCGAAAATTATATAAAAATCGAGACAAAGCAAGAGAATAAATAAATGCGGAAAGCATTTGTATGGGTGGAAGAACAGCATACCCTTGGGTTTTTATACTCAAAAATCACTGTTGAAGATAGATTTTACATAAATTTATTTTCTGTGTTCCGTCCATTTGGGCGTTTAGATAGATTGTTTTATTAACAATATTTACATAAATTTTTTAATTTTAAGGAGGACATTTTTAAATGGCAGAGACAACAACAAAGGAAACAAATTTAAGACAGGCAAATGCAAAGGCAACAGCAGTAGGTGTGGTTAGTGAGAAGGATCTGAAGATTGTAACAGAGGATGGAAAGAATAAGGTAACAGGTCATATTACAGTTAAGACTTCTGATGTTAATTTCGTTAAGTACAACGTCAATGTAAATGAGAAGACTAAGGCTGGTACTGACAATAAGACTTATGCAGGTATTCAGACAGTAATGAATGAGTACAAATCTATTGCAGAAGTTGGTGAGGAAGAGGCTACAAAGGTTAGAGTCACTGGTGATATTAGCCCATTTACAGGCAAGAATGGTGAGAAGATTGTATCTTACAAGAGCAATTTCTTTAATAGATTAAAGGCTGATGAAGAGTTTGAGCCACATGCAGAGTTCGCAGTAGAGGTATTTATTTCGGATATTAGTCCTGAACTTGATAACGAGGGAGTAGAAACAGGAAGACTTGCGGTGAGTGGCTGGATGCCTACATATAACGGAATTGAGCCAATTGATCTTGTAGCAGAGGGTGAAGTAGCACAGGCAGTTGATTCTGGTTTTGAAGTAGGACAGACAGTAGAGTTCTATGGAGACATTATTAATAACAGAATTGAGACTGTTACAGAGATTCCAGTTAAGATTGGTAAGCCAAGAAGAAAGGTAAAAGTAGATTACAAGAGTGATCTTATTATTACTGGTGCTTCTGAGCCTTATGAAGAGGGTATCACACCAGAAGTTCCATATGTTGCTGATACAATTCAGGCTGCAATTCAGGAGAGAACAAATCGTCTTGAGGAAGCAAAAGCTAAAGCTCAGAGTGGTGCAAAGGCATCTACTGCAAAGCCAAGTGGTGCAGCACATGGTAGAAGTTTAGGTTTCTAATCTAACTTTGTTGTAGGTACGAATGAAATAGTTTGAAATATGTACCATTTTTATCAAGAAAATATTTTTGAAAATAAAGGAGAATTACATGAACGAATTAGATATTTTTAATCCACAGGTCAGCACAGTAGCAAAAGGTTTAGAGGGCAAGGTTATTCTTGTCTATGGTGGAAATAACTTAGGAAAGACTAAGCAGGCAACTCGTATGAAGAAGCCATTCTATCTTCCATTCGAGGCAGGTCTTAATGCCATTCCTGGTGTTCCATATTGTCCTATTACAAAGTGGTCTGACTTTATTAAGATTAACAAGCAGCTTACAGATCCTGCAACAGTAGAGAAGGCAAGAGAAATGTATTCAACAATTATCTTTGATGAGATTGAAGCGGCTGCAAATTACTGTCAGGAATTTATTTGCCAGAAGTATAAAGCTCCTTCAATTGGAGAAGGAAATGGTGGATATGGACTTTGGAAAGAGTATGAGACTGAGTTCTGGAAGCAGATTAACAAGTTACTTGGTGCTGGATATTGCTGTTACTTTATTGCACATGCACAGGAGAAGGATGGATACATTTCACCAAAGGCTGATAAGAGAGCGTTAGCACCTATCATCAATAATACAGACTTATGTGTTTATGTTCGTTCTAACGGTGTTGATAAAGACGGTAAGGTTGTTAAATCTTCTGGTTTCTTAGCGCAGACAGATGAGTTCTTTGCTCGTTCTCGTTTCGATTATCTTCCTACTACTTATATTGAGGAGTTCACTGCTGAAGCTCTTGAAGATGTAATTATTAAGGCTATTGAGATTCAGGAGAGAGAAGAGGGAATCACAGCAGTTACATACGAGGAGCAGAAAGCACAGAGAACAGTTGATGTTAAATCATATGATGACCTCATGGACGAGCTACAGAAACTTGGAGAGAAGCTTGCTGATAATGGATATCTTGAGGATTTACAGACAATCGTTGCAAATCAGTTAGGCGAAGGCAAGAAGGCTAGTGATCTGAAGAAAGGTCAGGAACAGCTTATTGAAGCAATCATTTATGATATTGAGAGTTTCATTGAGGAGAATAACTTATAAGAGGTTGATACATGGCAGCTCGAAGAAAATGCGTAATATGCAATGAGCCAATTGTAGATGAGGATGGCGTTCCATACAAGGGACGCTATGCTCATAAAAAATGTTTTAATATTGCAATCAAGACATTGCAGAAAGACAAAACTGAACAGATAGATAAGGTTGCTACAAAGAAAAAAGTCGGTAGAAAAGCTAGACCTCAAGCCGAATTAAAAGAAGCATTATCCGAAGAGGAATATGCAAAAAAGCAACAGTATTATAAGTATTTAAGAAGTCTCATCGAAGGAGAAGAATTAAGTACAAAAGTATATGCCTTAACAGAAGATTATATCAAGCGTTATGGTTTTACATACGAAAGTATGTATAAGACTCTGGTTTATCTGCATGAAATCATTGAAAAAGATTTAACTGGTGATGTAATTGGAATTGTCCCATATTATCACACAGAAGCAATGCAGTATTATGAGTCGGTTGATAAATTGGAAGAACATAATGAAAGTATGGATATTTCAAATATGTACAAAGAAAAGACCATTATTGTTCAACCTAAAAGGAGAAAAATAAAACAGATTGATATTCAGTCAATTGGGAAAGAGGTGAAATAATGGCACATGAAGGACTTGTAGATAAAAGAGCATATTTGAATACGATTGGTTGTTTAATACAAGATTCTTCCTTAATAGATGATATTGATAGACCATTGGATAGAACTGATTTTAATACAGAGAACTTCTATGAATTGCTATTTGTTGCAATTTACAATCTACATATGCAAGGTTGCACCACAATTGATGAATTTAGTATAGATTCATATCTAAGCAATTACAAAGAACAGTATTCAATTTTTCAGGAGAATCAAGGTATAGAATATCTTTCAAATGCAAGAGATATGGCTACCATTGAGAACTATGATTATTATTATCACAGACTAAGAAAATACGCATTGCTTAGATATTATGAGCAAAAAGGTCTCGATACAAGATTTATTTTTGACAGTACCATTGCAGATGCCTCAAAGATGGAAGCTGAACAAATTAAGTTTGACAATTATACTGAGCAAGACATTATTGAAATGGTTGAAGCAACATTTGTTATTAATCCCAATATGAAATATTGTACCAATACACTAAGTACAGATGTTCAAGCTGGTGACGGCATGACAGATTTGGTAAATGAATTGATGGAAGTTCCTGATGTCGGTTTAGCTTTGAATAACGAGGGATTGAACACTGTATCAAGAGGTGCGAGATTAGGATGTTTATTTATGAGATCGTGCCCTCAAGGTGGAGGTAAAACTCGTATGGCTGCTGGTGATGCTTGTAAAATTGCAGTTCCGTATTTTTATGATGTTGTATCAAAGCAGTATGTGTATACAGGAAATTGTGAGCCGACTACTATTTTCTCAACTGAGATGCCAGTAGATGAAATACAGACATTATTAATTGCAGCCGTTAGTAAAGTAAATGAGGAACATATTCTATATGGTACATATGAACAAGGAGAATTAGAAAGAGTTCAACAAGCCATTTCTTATATCGAATCTAGTCCATTATATATCGTACATATTCCTGATTTTTCCATTGAAGACATTAAAAACCAGATAAAAAAATACAACCGAGAATTTTCTGTTAGGTATTTTTTCTTTGACTATATTCATACCTCATTACGTTTAATGGCAGAAGTAAATAGTAAATCTGGAATGGGATTGAAAGAGCATCAGTTATTATTGGTATTTGCAACCGAATTAAAGACAATCGCTCAACAGTTGGATGTGTTTATTTATACTGCTTCTCAGTTAAATGGTGAAGCACAAAATGCACAGTATAAGGATCAGAACTTGTTAGCTGGTTCAAAAGCATTGGCGAATAAATTGGATATGGGTGTTATTTCAATGGCTCCCACCAAAGCAGAGAAAAAAAAAATCGAATCAGTGTTACATAAAATGGTTAATATGCCTGTACCTAATATGTGTCATTGGGTATACAAAGTCAGACGAGGAAGATTAACACGAATCATTATTTGGACAAAAATTGATTTGGGTACTATGACAGAACAGTGCTTGTTTGTAACGAATTATGATTTCGAGTTAATTGATATGGACTTTACAAAGATTGAGCAGGTAGAAGAGAAGATTAAGGAACATTCTGTATTATTATCTCAAGTACCTGATAATCCGATTGATGAAGAACAGGAAGAAGAACCAACTGATAAGAAGAGTTGGGGAAACTGGTAAGTGAGGTGAGGGTATGTATTTAGATAAGGATGCAATTCTTAACTCACTTACTAAGGAAGATATAATAAAAATTGTTACTTATTTTGGCTCTAGTTATCCAAAAACAGATAGTAATGGCGATTTAATATTCCAGTCGGTATGTCACGGATCAGATTCGTGGAAATTGTATTATTATCACGAACCAAACGAGGATAAAGGGTACAAAGGAAGAACTTTTCATTGTTACTCTAAATGTTCAGATAGTTTTAATGTTGTTGAATTAGTAATTAGAGCCAATAGAGTTAAAGGGAAGACAGTTACATGGTATAAAGCGTTACATTTTATTGGGCAACTTACAGGAAAGTTAGCTGTTACAAATGCTGATGAGATTGAGAAAGAAAAGAATCGTATTAATGATTTTGAATGGATTAATCGTTTGAAGTCAGTAAAAAAGAATAGGCGTGAAGTACCTACATTGTCTGAAATTAGTGAAAATATCTTAGACACATTCTATTATGCACCTCATGAAGATTGGTTAAATGACAATATTTCTCGTGAAGCTTTGAGCAGATATGAGATTGGTTATTATGGATTGACCAACCAAATCGTAATTCCACATCGGGACAAAGACAATCGGTTGATTGGAATTAGAGGTCGTTATCTTGATGAATCTGATATTGAAAGAGTAGGAAAGTATGTTCCGCTTCAAATAAGTGGGAAGTTTCTTAGTCATCAATTAGGTTCAAATCTATACGGAATCAATGTTACCCAAAACAAAATTAAATCAATACGAAAAGCAATGCTACTTGAATCAGAAAAGGGATGTATGCAAAATTATTCATACTTTGGAGAAGATTCATTTGCAGTAGCAACTTGCGGAAGTAATATTACTGTCACTCAGCAAAAAATATTATTGCAATATCTCAAATGTGAAGAAGTGATTGTGGCTTTTGATAGAGAATACCAGGATGCACATTCTTTTGAAGCAGAGATTTATTATATCAAACTTGTAAAAAAAGTAGCAGGATTAGTGCCATATTGCAAAGTTTGTTTGTTGTTAGATGGTGAGAATAGATTGCCTTATAAAGCCAGTCCTACAGATATGGGAAAAGAAACATTGTTGGAATTATTAGATGAGAAGATTGTTATCACAATGGATGAAGTTAATAGAGTGTTGAAAGAATCAAAGAAGGAGAAGTAATTGCAAGAATTAAAAGATAGAGTAAGACCTATAACTGATAAGGACAAAGGTTTACCTACATTTTCATATAGTAAAATCGAAGTTTTTAAAAATTGTCCTCTTCAGTACAAGTTTAAATATATAGATAAGAAGTATTCACAGGATACTTCAATTGCACTTGAGTTGGGTAGTCTGTGTCATTATGTTTTGGAACAGAAGGGCAGGATGATTGCTTCTGGTCAAGCAGTAGATTATGACAAGTTAAATGATATTCTACAGAATGGAGTGACCGAAACAGACGAAAAAACCAAAGAAGAATTATTAGGTGTAGCACAGCTAAGAAGAAAATATTTTGAAGTATGGCACGAAGCTGATAATGCGAGTGGTGCTTCATATGAAGAAAAAATAAAGCTATTTGATAAAGTGTTACACGAAGAAATGGAAGATACTACTTGGCAACCTACATATTTTGAAAAACCTTTTGAATTTGTATGGGATAACAAAGTTATTCTAAAAGGTTTTATTGACCGAATTGATGTAAAGGATGGTCAATATAGAACGGTTGATTATAAGACTTCCAAGAAAATATACGATCAAAGTAAATTGGCAACCTCATTACAGTTTGGAATTTATGCCCTTGCAATTTTAAACGAATTTGGTGAATTGCCTATTGAATCGCAGTATAGATTCATCCTTATAGACGATGAACAATATGCTCTTACAAAAGGATGGGAAAAACGTTTAATCAAAGCACTTGATAAAGTGTTTGGTGATATTGAAGCAAGTGAGAATAAAAATCTGTTTATTCCGAAGCCTACGCCATTATGTCATTGGTGCAATTTCTGCACAACAAATCCAGAAGCAACTATTTATAAAAACGAATGCGAATACTATTCAAAGTGGACACCAGCTCAAAAGACATTTGAAGTCAATAAAAAGTGGAATGCTTTAGAGAATAATAATACAGAGAAGAAAAGAAAGTTGGTATTTTAATGACAGAAGAAAAGTTGAAAATGATTGAGCCTATTTATGACTCGTTTGAAAATGAAGATATTAAAGATTTCTGTAAACTCTTGGTATCAGAACTTCCTTTGTATTGGTGGGAAGTACCTGCCTCGTCTACAGGCAAGTACCATCCTGCATACGCATTGGGCGATGGTGGATTGATGAGACACAGTATTGCAGTTGTACGATTCCTTAATTGGTTTTTCAGTCTTGAGCAGTATCAGAACAAATTCACTGATAGAGAAAGAGATTTATTAAGATGTGCTGGTTTGGTACACGATGGTAGAAAATCAGGTGCAAGTGATGATGTAAAGGAAGTGTTTACAGTATTTGATCATCCGTTGTTAATGGCAGAAGCGGTTAGAAAGCACAAAGAAGATGCAGTTATTTCAGATAAAGAAATTGAGCTGATTGCTAATGCGATTGAAACTCATATGGGGCAATGGACAACCTCAAACAAACCAAAAGATGCTGGAATTGTGCTTCCAAAACCATCAAATAAATATCAGGAGATTGTTCATTTGGCTGATTATCTTGCTTCACGAAAGCCGTTAGACATGGAGTTTGATGAATGGAAGAAACCTGAGTTACCACCTTTAGATACTTATGTGTTGAATTTTGGTAAGTATAAGGATGAACGTCTTGTGGAAGTAGCACAAAAGGATAAAGGATATATTGATTGGTTGAAAGAGAATTATGGAAGAGAACCAGTTAGAAGCTTATTAAAACAGTTATAAGAGGAGGATTTGAGTGAGTTTTTTTGGAGTACATAACCATAGTGCAGAGGGAAGTAATTTAAGACTTCGAGATTCTATAAATAAAGTGCCTGAAATGATTGAGTATGCTCACTCATTAGGTCATGCTGGCATTTGCTTTACGGAACATGAGTCTATCACTTCCTCTTTAGATGCACTTAAATACTATGATAGTCACAAGGATTTAGAAGGATGGGAGAATTTTAAAGTTGTTCTTGGTAATGAGATATATTTGTGTACAGAAGATGTAACTGCCGAGAATAAATTTAATAATAGATATCCTCATTTTATTTTAGTAGCATTAAATGCTCATGGGCATCAAGGCATTAGAGAATTAAGCACAAAAGCTTGGACTAAGAACTCTTTTATGCATGTCATGATGCGAGTTCCTACTTATTATAGTGATCTTGAAGAAATGATGGAAAACTATAAAGGAGATATTATCGGAAGCTCGGCTTGTCTTGGGGGAGCTTTACCACACAGACTTTTACAATTTCAGGATTTAGAAAGAGCAAATCCAAGAGAATATGAAAAAATATGGCAATCTTGTAAAGATTGGATTGCATATATGAATGAGATATTTGGTGAAGGATACTTCTTTTTAGAGTTGCAACCTTCTCATATGATGGAGCAAATCTATGTCAATCATAAATTAATTCAATTATCAGAAGAAACAGGAACACCATATATTATTACAACGGATGCACACTATCTTAAAAAAGAAGATAGACAGATACATAAAATCTTTTTGGAGTCTCAAGAGGGCGATAGAGAAGTAGATGATTTTTATTCTACCACTTATATCATGAGTGAAGAAGAAATTCATGAATATATGGACGAATACTATGGTCACGATATAGTCCAAAAAGGATTAGACAATACAATGCTTATATATGAAAAAGCAGAATATTACAAACTCACAAAAGACCTCGATATTCCGTACATTCCACTAAATACTTCTGAACCAAACAAAGAGTTGTATGAAAAGTTTAAGAATCAAATCCCTTTATTAAGTGAGTTTTATCATTCTGAATACGATTGTGATAGGCATTTAGTAAGAGATATTGTCGCTTATATTAACACAGATCCTTATTACCAAACAGACGAAGCTTATGAAAAAATAAACGAATGTCTTCATTATATAAAGGATTCATCCGAAAAAATGAAGGTTCGTTGGTCTAAATATCTTCTTCAGATTGCTATTGATGTGCAGATTGCTTGGAGTGCAGGTACATTAGTAGGGGCTGGTCGAGGTTCTGGTGTAGGTTTCTGTCTATTAAATATTCTTGGTATCACACAGATTAATCCATTAAGAGAAAAAACAAAGACGTATCCTTGGAGATTCTTGAATCCAGAACGTGCTTCTGTTTTGGATATTGATATTGATATATGTGGTTCAAAGCGTGAAGCAGTTATTCAGGCTATGAAAGATACATATGGAGAAGATAGAGTTAGTAAGGTTATGACACTATCAACTGAAAAGAGTAGAAGTGCTATCTTAACAGCAGCTCGTGGTTTGAAGATTGATAATGATATAGCTCAGTATATTAGTTCATTAATTGTAGCTGATAGAGGTCAATTAAGAACTTTATCACAAATGTATTATGGTGATGATGATAACCCACCTGTACAAGAATTTGTTACAGAAATGAATAAATATCCTGAATTATGGGAAGCTGCACAGAAGATAGAAGGACTTGTCAATGGTGTAGGTTCACATGCAGGTGGAATTATCTTAGTTGATAGACCATTTACAGATACAACAGCACTTATGAAAACAAATTCAGGTGATGTTATTACTCAGTTTGATTTACATATGTGTGAGGATTGTTCTCTTATTAAGGTCGATCTTCTTTGTATTGATGCTTTGGATAAAATGCAAGCAGAGTTGGAACTGCTTTTGGAGAATAATGTAATAGAGTGGCAAGGTTCATTGAAAGCTACTTATGAAAAATATATTGGTGTATATACTTTGGAACGTAATGCTAAAGATATGTGGGAAATGCTTTGGAATCACAAAGTAATGTCATTCTTTCAGATGGAGAAAGAGAGTGGTGTACAGGCGGTTGCATTAGCAAAACCTGCTTCTGTTGATGAATTAGCAACCATTAACTCAGTATTGCGACTTATGGCACAGGAAAAAGGTGCTGAAACACCATTACAGAAATATGCTCGTTTTAGAGAAAATATCCAGTATTGGTATGATGAAATGACTGAATATGGTCTGACACAAGAAGAACAAGATATTCTGAAAGATATTATTGGAGTATCATTTGGTATCTGTGAAGCCCAGGAGTATTTGGTACTTTTAACAATGCATCCGAAGATTGGTGGTTTCTCACTAGCTTGGGGTGATAGGTTAAGAAAAGCGGTTGCAAAGAAGAAACCAAAAGAGTTCTTGCAATTACAAGAAGAGTTCTTTGCTAATGCGAAAGAGAAGAATTTATCAAAGAATTTAACGAACTATGTGTGGAATGTGCTTATTTGCACCCAGCGAGGATATGGATTCAATAAAAGTCATACACTAGCCTACTCGATTATAGGTCTTCAAGAGCTGAATTTGTGTTATAAATACAGCCCGATTTACTGGCAGACAGCGAATTTAATTGTAGATTCTGGCGCAGTAGATGAAAATGCAGGTGATTCTACCAATTATGGAAAGATGGCAGTAGCAATAGCGGCTGTTCAAAAAGAGAATGTTAAAGTAGAACTTCCACTTATCAACTCAGCAGACTTTGGTTTTAAAGCAGATGTTGAGAACAATCGTATCATTTTTGGACTAAAGGGTATCAATGGTATAGGCGATGATATTGTACAAGCAATTATTCAGAACAGACCATTTAATTCTATGGAAGATTTCGCTCGTAAAATGCTTGATACAAAGCTTATTACCAAGTCAAAAATGGTTCAATTAATTAAAGCTGGTTGCTTTACAGAATTGCACTCATCAGATAGAAAAGAAACAATGCGTTGGTATTTAAAAAACTATGCTTTTACTCCAAGTGACAAAATTACAATGCAACAGTTCGCAAAAATGACAGAATTGGGTATTATTCCTGAATCATTAGATTTAGCAAAACGTATGGTTAATTTCAAAAAATATGTTTTAGATGATGAAGGATTGTATGAAAAGCATATAGACGAAGGAAAGAAAGTACCAAAAAGAGGATATCATGATGGTTATTATATTCTCGACAACAATTCTCAGCCTTTCTTCAAGGAACATTTCACAGAAGACTCAGTAGTTAAAATAAAAGGAGAATATTATATCGTATCAGAAAAATTGTTTACTAAAGAAGTTGATAAATACATTCAGCCATTAAAGGATTGGTTTGATAATACTGATACATTAAATCTCTATAATGAAGCTTTATTTAAAACTGTTTGGAATCAATATGCTGATGGTACATTACCTTCTTGGTCTATGCAAGCATTAAGTTTCTATGATGGTGAGCATGAATTGGAGAATATTAATGAAGAACTATATGGCATAGTTAATTTCTTCGATTTACCAGAAGAACCAGAACCTTACGATTATTACACTCGCTATATTGATGGTTCACCAAAGAAAATGCCTAAATTTAAGATTTCAAGAATAGCAGGAACAATTATCAATGCTGATAATTTGCATTGTATGGTTACACTTCTTACAAAGTATGGTGCAGTACATGTGAAGTTTAATAAAGGTCATTATGCATTTTATAATAAACAAATTTCAGCAAAGCTTGATCCGAATAGTGATAAGAAGACCGTACTTGAAAGAAGCTGGTTAAGTAGAGGTTCAAAGATTGTTGTGGCAGGAATCAGAAGAGACGATAGTTTCAGACCAATGATTTACAAAGACACAATTTACCAGCATACAGTAAATAAAGTTCAAGAGATACATTTAGATGGTACACTGCTACTTCAATCTGAAAGAACAAAAGTTGATTAAAAGGAAAGTGAGGACTAATGGCATCAGAAAATAGAATAAAAATTATATGTAGTGTAGAGAGAATACGATTTTATAAAAATGAATTTGGAATTGCTGTTGTCTCAGTAGATAAGGTCAAAGAGGGTAAACCTAAGACCGACAAATTCAATCAAATCATAATCAAAGGTACAATGCCACAGTTGGTTGAAGGTAATCCATATGTATTAGTGGCAGATTATGTAGAAGATCCCAAATGGGGAGGACAATACAATATCATATCAATCTATAGTGCCATTACTTTTAATGAGAATGACAAAGTTGGACAGAAGAAATTCTTGTCCACTTTGTTTACCCCACTTCAGATTGAAAATATGTATGATGCATTGGATGATCCATTTGATTCTTTGAAGAACAACAAAGCAGAAGATTTGGTAAAGGTCAGAGGTTGTGGATTAGACACGGCTGCACGATGGATTGAAAGATTTAATAGAAATATCCATTTAGCAAAAATCTTCTCAGAGTTGGAGCAGTATAACCTTACGAACAATATGGTGAATAGATTAATGGAACGATATAATTCACCTGACTTAGTTGTTGAAAAGGTTAAAAATAATCCATATATCTTATGTAATGAAGTAAAAGGAATTGGTTGGAAAACGGCAGACAAAATAGCTCTTGATAGTGGAATGGAAGAATTTTGTTCTCAACGTATTAGTGCTTTTATTTACAAATATCTTGAAGATTCTGGTCAGGATGGTTGTTCATGGATTACACCTGATGAGTTAATGGGGGCAATTATTGATGAACTTGGCGAAGATGTTCCTGATATGAATATTACAGAAGCAATTCATGATATGGGTGATGAGCTGTGGTGGAATGAAGATAAGACACAGATTGGTCTTAGAAAATTCTACAATATTGAAGATAAAATTGCCAAAGAATTAATCCGATTAAGAGATGCAAAATCAGAGATTACATATGGCGATTGGGAAGATACAATCAAACATGTCGAGCATAAGAATGGTTGGCAGTTTACAGAAGAACAGCGAATGGGTGTAAAAGAAGCACTTGAAAACAATGTAGTTGTTATTCATGGTGAAGCTGGAACAGGTAAGAGTTCATCCGTGTCTGCTTTTCTTGAAGCATTGAAAGATTATGTATATGTACAGTGTGCTTTATCTGGTCGTGCAAGTTCTCGAATGACTGAAATCACAGGAGAAGAAGGATATACAATTCATAGATTGCTTAAATATCCTTGTACTGATGATGGGGGCAAGAATGGTTTCACATATCATGATGAAAACCCATTGGATGTTGACATTGTAATCGTAGATGAGATTTCAATGGTTGATGCTTATCTTTTCTATTATCTTTTAAGAGCAATCCCTTCAGGTGCAAAGCTTATCTGTCTTGGAGATATGGGACAGTTAGAATCAATTGGGTGTGGCAACATTGCGTTTGATATGATCAATTCTCCTGAGATTCCTACAGTATATCTTAGTCAAGTACATAGACAAGCAGCAGCATCAGCCATTGTTACAGAAGCAAGACGTATTCGTAAAGGAGTACAGATTGTAGAAAAAGATTGGGTTGGTACAGAGACAAGAGGAGAATTGCAGGATTTATCATTAGATTGTTATTCAGATAAGAGTAATACTTTCTATAAAATAATGCAGAGATTTTCAGAAGCAATGAACACAGAGAACTTCAATGTTATGGAAACTCAGATACTTGTTCCTGTTAAGAAACAAGGTGATGCTTGCACTTATAACATCAATAATACGATTCAGGATTTATATAATCCAGAAGACGACAATAAAGAACAGATTGAGGTTGTATCACAGGGCAAAGTAACAATTCTTCGAGAAGGAGACAAAGTTATCAATACACAGAATACATACAAAACCAATCCACCTATCTTTAATGGTAATCTTGGTATTATTAAAAAGGTATTTCCAGAAGATAAAGCAGTGCTTATTTCATTTATGGGTATTGGAGAGGTATACGTAGAAGGAACACAAGTTAATAGTATTGAACTTGGTTATGCGATTACAGTTCACAAGTCTCAAGGTTCTCAGTTCGATCATGTTATTTTCGGCATTGATTTTTCATCATATTCCCTTTTAACAAGAGAATTATTATATACAGGAATTACAAGAGCAAAGAAAAAATGTGATTTGGTTGCTCAAACTGGTGCTTTGAGAATGGCTATCAGTAAAGAGGGCGTAAGTAAGAAACAGACTCACTTACAGCAGTGTTTGTATGACACAGCTCATCCAAAATTAGTATTTTAAGAGAATAATACAATAGAGGATTTCTGGAATGCCCATAAATAGGGCATTTCAGAGACTTAAAAAGCCAATGAAAGACGGATTTCTCGTCTATCATTTATATGAAATGAAAGAGAGGTATAAATATGGTTTATGGAGTATTTGGTGGTTGTTATAGTGACTGGTATGTAGTCGGATATTTCACCAATCGTCAAGATGCAGAAAAATATTGCTGTTTATGTGGGGATGGTGACTATTATGTAAAGCCATTAAAAGATTTAACTGATGAAAAAGATTTATCAAAGGTATCATTAAAATACTGTCATGAAGTTTTATTTGATTGTCAAGATGATGAAAACAGATGGGTTATGAGAGAAGAACCTGAAAGATATAATTGCTATATTGATAATGATTTAAGATGTAATAGCGTAAGACAAGGAACACTATGTAGAAATAATTGGGTGTGTTTTAGTATAAATATTGACCATGATGATAGAGAATTAGCAGAAAAAATTGCTCAAGATTATTTAGCTGAACTTCGTTATTATGGCGATGGAAAAATTTATGAAAAGAATATTGAATTGATGAATAATCAATTCGCAGCACCATTCAAAGAAAAAGAAAGAATAAGAAAAGAAGAAGAAATTAAACAAAAAGAACTTGCAGAATTAGAAAGATTAAAAGCTAAATACGAAACAAAATAATCGACAGTTTCTTTGGAAGATGAAAGGAGAATATATTAATGAAAAATATCGCAACGACAATTGCTTATGCATCTGCATGGATTGCAACAGCAATAGCTATAATTTTTGCAATTAAATATACAGGATCTGCTTGGTGTCTTTGGGCGTTATTGTTTCCTGCTTGTATTAAAGCTAGTGTTGATATTAGTACGAGCGATAAAGGTGATGATAGCAAAGAAGAATAAATTATTATATGTCAGTCATTCATTGAAAAATAAGGAGGTAATAAATGAGAATAGCATTAACAGGTCATAGACCTCAGAGACTAGGATTGCCAGATGATGAATTAGATATTAAATGGGCAAGAATTGGTCATTGGATTCTTAATCAAATACTTGATGTGTCTGATGTTTATTGTGGTATGGCAAATGGCTCTGATATTTTAATTGGGTTAAATGCTTGTATTATTAAGGAGAGCTACAGAGCAGCTTCGTCAGAGTTAGAGAAGAATAGGAATTTAAAATTACATTGCATATTACCATGTAAAGATTATAACTCATCTAACAAATATTACAATAAATTAAAGACCGAAGCCGATGAATGGATTGAATTAGCTGATGAATTTTATAAAGGTTGTGATAATGTAAGAGATCAATATATGGTTGATCATTGTGATGTACTTCTTGCAATTTGGGATGGTAATAAATCTGGTGGTGTTTGGGCAACAATTTGTAAAGCACAGAAAGCAGGTAAGAAGATTATTTACTGCCCAAAAGAGATTTTAGAAGGAGAATAATATAACATGAAAATTTTAGCTTTAACAATTTTATTTTTTTTGATGTTTTTCAGGATTAAAGGTACGCCAAGTGCATTAAGTAAAACATTGTGGCGAAAGAGAATGATTAAGCAGCTCGCAAAAAATAAAGAGAATAATAATGGAGAGCCACTGAGCAATACGCTACAAGGGGCTGCAATACTGATTGTATTCTTTATGGATCTATTCTTAATTATCTTTTACATAGTGTTAGGAAGCAAAATTGGAACAACTGAGTTTATTGTAATGTCTGCATTACAGGTATTCACTTGCTTATGGGCATTTGGTGTACACTTATCAGAAGTAAAAACAGCTTTTAGTTACAATATTGAAGATTTTAAGTTCCACAGATTCCAATTGCTTTTTAATGTGGTGTTAGATTATATCTATTATCCGTGGGCAATTTATATGTTATTGAAGTAACAAAAAAGGAGAACAAAAAATGAACACGATTGTTGTAAATTTGTTTGGTGAACCATCAGCAGGTAAAAGTACCTGTGCAATGGATATTACAGCACAATTAAAAAGACACGGTATCAATGCTGAATATGTTTCAGAGTTTGCCAAGGATAAGATATATGAAAATAATGATGAAGTATTTAAACACCAAGAATATTTATTTGGCAAACAATCATTCAAGATGGGTAGAGTTAAGAATAAAGTGCAGGTTATGGTTGTTGATTCACCATTAATCTTATGTGCCGTATATAACACTGATGAAGTGTTGGGAGAAGACTTTAATAAGACCGTACTGAATGTATTTAATTCATATAATAATAGGAATTATCTACTCACAAGATATCACTCTTATGAAAACGAAGGAAGATTCCAAAATGAAGACGAAGCAAAAGAAGTGAGAAAAGAAATTATTGATAAGTTAAATCAATACAATATTAAATATGAAGAGATTGCTTCTACAGAATCAAATTGTGAATACATAGTAGAAGAAGTTATGGAGGAAATTAGAAATGAACAGTAAAGGACATTTATTTATTAGTTTAGGGAAATCAGCAATCAGAGTAATTGGTGGAATTGTAACATTAGTGAATGGTTCGATTATTCCACTAGCAGTAGGAATTATTGTTGCTGAAGTTGGTGGTGTGTTAGAAGAATTGGTTGATGAGAGATAGGTTAAGAAGAAACAGTTTCTTGCGAAGATTAGAGGTGATTAAGTGGTATTAATAAATGACAACTGGGAAGAAGTTAGAGATTTGGAAGATGTTTCTAAAATAATCAGAGAATATTTTAATGAAGATTTGGCTTATGAAATGGATAAGATGATTCCTGAACATACAGACGAAGAATATCGGGATTTAGAATGGCAATTAGAGGAAAAAGATGGTGATATTACTTCATTAGAAGATGAAAATGATACTCTTAAAAATCGAATTGAGATTTTAGAAGATAAAATAGAAGAGTTGGAAGAAAAATTAGATAAATGTAAATAACAAGAATCCATTATTTCTTTTGAAAAATAAATGAAAGGAGATAAAAAATTGGAAAATAATTACGAATTATGGCAAGGGAATTGCTTAAACCTTATGAAAAATATTTCTGATAAATCGGTTGATATGATTCTATGCGATTTACCGTATGGTACAACAAAATGTTCTTGGGATATTGTTATTCCATTTGATAAATTGTGGAAACAGTATGATCGTATTGCAAAAGATAATGCAGCGATTGTGTTGTTTGGACAAGAACCATTTTCATCGTTGTTAAGGAATAGCAATATTGATAATTATAAATATGATATTTACTGGGAGAAAGAACGACTCACAAATATTAATCAGGTAAAACGTAGAGTTGGCAAAACAGTTGAAACAATATCGGTATTTTATAAGAAACAATGTACATATAATCCTCAGATGGTGAAATATGATGGCAAGCCACGAACTAATAAAGTTAAAAACGGCAAGTTGGGCAAATTAACAGATGAAAACGAAAAGAAAGTAATTGAATATAAGGATACTGGATGGAGATATCCAACACAGGTTTGGAAGTTTCAAAGAGACTGTTTAACTTCAAATCTACATCCAACTCAGAAACCATTGTTGCTTTGTGAAGAACTTATAAAGACATTTTCCAATGAAGGTGATGTTATTTTAGATAATTGTATGGGCTCTGGTACAACTGGTGTTGCTTGTAAAAATCTTAATCGAAAATTTATTGGAATTGAGTTAGATGAAAAATATTTTGAGATAGCAAGAAAGAGAATAAGTAAGTAACAAGAATCTAAACTTTCTTTTTGAAAATAATGGAAAGACTTGATCATATAGGGAGGTAGAAAGATGGAATGGTATGTGTATTATTATGACATCAATCATGGAAATATTGTCACATACAATATTTTTGATCATGGTAGCTTTAAAGAAGACTTTAACAAATTGATATCAGATTATAATATCACAAAAGAAGAATTTGCAAATAAACTTGATATTATGCTTAGATATTATTTCTGGTCAAAAGCTCAATGGGAGACATTTTTGAAGCCTTGGGTTGGAGATAGTAAGATTGAAAAGAAGATTGATGTGTATGACCAAATTAAACTTAACTGGGACAAATTCTTAGAATATGCATATAACTATAAATTTAAAAGATTTGCAGATGTTATTGAATATGAAAAATATAAAAACATCGGCACTGTTGAAGAGTGTGAAAAAGCAATGAAGTTTGTAAAACACTATCAGGAAGAGAATAAATATTTATAAGGAGGATCAAGTATATTGAAAGCTACAGTAACAAGTATTACAGGATTTTATGAAGCATTTGTATCTATGTTTATGAGTAAAAGAACGTGGACACCAGAATTGAACGAAGAAATTAAAGTTGTATGCGATAAGGTTTTAAATCCTGATGGAAGATTAAAAGAGGATCAAGAGGTTGAAAGCTATGATAAGTTTTGTAAATGGCTTGGGATGCTGCTTCGTATGGGCAAAAGACATATTACAGTTCTTAGATACATTGACATTACAATTATGACAGAAGGATTGCATAGAGCAGGACAAGATGACGTTGATGCACACGCAAGAAGATTTGATAATCGAATTATTAGAAACAGTACAAGGTTAGCAACATTTGATGAAGGAGAAATGTCAGATTATTACAAGGATAAAGTATTAACAGATGGACAGGCTTGCAAAATTCTTGGATTTGAATTACCAAACGAGATTGAGCATGATGGTAAAACATATGTAAAATCGACTAATGGATATGTTTTAAAAGAATATGAGAATAACAAAGATGTAAAACGTGGTCTTTATATGTTGGGTATTCCAAGCAATTTTATATCTAAAATCAATCTTTGTGAATGGGGACACGTATTTAGAGAGCGTTGTGCTGATGGCGGTGCTAATCCAGAAGTAAAAGAATGGGCAGAACAGGTTATGAAACAGATTACGGAATTTCATAAAGAGATTACAAGAGATTATGTTTTATCAATTCAAAACTAAATCCTGATTTCAAGAGAGGAGGAATTGAATGGAAGAAGTAATTAAAATTTTCAAACAGATACAAAATACAAGTAGTACAAATGATAAGAAAGCCATCATTGAAGCAAACAAAGATAACGAATTATTCAAAAAGTGCTTAGTGTTCTTACTTGATTCAAATATTGTAACTGGTATCAGCGATAAGAAATTAAATAAATTCGTTGGTATGTCAGGAACAGAATTGAACTCTTTTGAAGAAGTAATGAAATACTTAGCTGATTTTAATTCAGGTAGCGATATGGATATTGGAACTATGCAAGGGTTTATCGAGAATCAACCAGAAGAATACCAAGATTTTTATAAACAAATGATCACAAAGAAATTTCGTCTTGGTTGTGATAAAAAAGTTGTAAACAGTGTAATTCATGGTTTGATTCCATCATGGGACGTACAACAAGCATATCCTATTTCTGAAAAGAATGAACCCAAAGATGGTGAATGGTTTGCGTTATCTCAGAAGCTTAATGGTAATAACTGCGCATACTATAAAGGAAAACTAATTAGTAGACAAGGTAAACCATTTACATGTCTTGACCACATCATTAAAGATATTGAACGATTACCAAAACATGAAAACTATATGTTTAATGGTGAGCTAATTCGTAAAAATTATGATAATCTTTCTGATAATGACAACTTTCAGATTGGAACTGGTATTATCAATTCTGACGATTCTGACAAGTCTTGCATCAAATTTGTAATCTATGAATGTATCCCAAACGAAGAATTTGAAAATGGTGAGAGTAAATTAAAGTACAAAGATCGTAGAGAACATGTGTTGAATCCATTAACAATCGCAATTTCTCGACTTCAGACAGATAATCTTGAGGTTGTTCCTATTATATATGAAGGAACTGATAAATCGGTTATTCAACCATTGCTTAATAAAGCAGATAAAGATGGTTGGGAAGGTTTAATGCTCAACAAAGATACAAAGTGGAAGAATAAACGTAATAACGGAATTCTTAAAGTCAAGTCATTTAAACATGCAGATATTCGTTGCACTGACGTTATCGAAGGTGATGGCAAATACAAAGGTACGCTTGGACTAATCAAATGTGATTACAAAGGATGTGAACTTGGTGTAGGATCTGGATTTACTGATGAGCAGAGAACTTACTATTGGAACAATCCTGGTGAGATTATTGGCAAAATTGTGCAGATTAAATTCAAAGGCGAAACAAAGAATAAAAATGGTGGAATTTCGGTTCAGTTCCCTATTTTTGAAATCGTAAGAGATGACAAATCTGAACCTTCTTATAATTAACAATTCGCTAAATATTCCCAATTCAAACAGAGAATATACAAATGTAACGTACCAATAGCACAAAGGAGGCAATGTATTTTATTACGAAAAATGACATTTGGAATGGCAGTTGTTGTAATTCTCACAACTTCTGTTCCAACAGCACAAGCAGAGGTTTATGACGAAAACCCTTGCATAACAGTCACGCCCTGTCTTACGGCAGGGTTCAGTAATCAATTAAACTTATTATCTCAATCAAAAGAGAAAATTGAGTACAAGAAAAAGTATGTAAAAGGTACATATGTGAACATTCGAGAGCAGCCAAGCAAGAATTCAGAAGTTATTAAACAGGTTTCGTTTAATGAACAGGTTATTATCATTGGAAACGAACTTACAAACGGTTGTTGGTATACTGTCGATCTTGATGACAAAACTGGTTATATCCATAAAGATTATGTATCTGACAAACCAATCAATTACAGGATCTACAATGTTCCATATGCAAAAAATAAGACTTGGATGCCATACACAGCAATTACCAGTAGAGGGAGCAAACAGTATAAGTTACAACAGAAAGCATATACAAGCGATTATGGTATTCGAATGGTAAATGGAAGATATTGTGTAGCAATTGGTTCACATTTTGAATGTAAGATTGGTCAGTATTTTGACTTGATTTTAGCAAATGGTGAAGTAATTCCTTGTATTATGGCTGATGCGAAAAGTAACAAACATACTGATTCAGCGAATATTATTACGATTTCTACAAATTGTTTAAGTGAATTTATTGTAGACAAAAATGCTTTAAATCGTAATGCAAAACGTGATGGTGATATATCTTCTTGCTGCGCAGAATGGAAATCGGTTGTAAAGAAAATTAAAATATATGAAAAGGTGATCTAATGTTTATTAGTGGGCTTGTTTTAGAGAGGTGAAAAAGAAAATGGAAAGAATGTATAAATTGGATTTGGAAAGTATTAACGATGCAAAAGACTTTGTAGTTGCAATTAACAAGATGAATAGTGAAGTTGACGCAAGATATGGGGTACATGTCGTTGACGCAAAATCTATGTTAGGATTACTAAATGTATCGCACTGTAAACCATTAGAGATGACCATTTACTCTGATGATGAAAATGAAATTAATAAATTTGCTGAAATTTGTAAGAAATACGAGGTAAAAAAGAATGACTAATTATTCACAGGTATTAGAGTTAGATGAAATTACATTAGAAGATTGCATGAATTTATTCAAATATGGCAAAACAACACTAATTGAAGATGGTAGAATTACAAATATCTTGGAAGAAGGTGATTGATTATTCTTTGTTTGATTGGTAAAAGCGCAAGTGGTAAAACATTTGTGCGAGATAAATTAGTAAAAGAACATGGTTATAAAAGTCTGGTGACATTTACATCTCGTCCACCAAGAAAAGGTGAAAAACAGGATATTACATATCATTTTATTTCCCAAGAAGATTTTGAACAGAAAATTGAAGATGGATTCTTTGCAGAGTGGAAGAAGTACGACACTGAGCAAGGTGTTTGGTATTATGGCACTGCATTAACAGATTGCTATGATGCAGACGATGATACAGTTACAATTCTTACTCCTAATGGTGTAAGAGATTTGCAAGCAAAAGAGATTCCAATGGTTATTATCTATCTGTATAGCAATTTGAGTACGATTAAGCAGAGATTATCCATTCGTGGCGACAATCCAAAAGAAGTTGAAAGACGTATAGAAGCCGACATTAAAGATTTTAATGGTGCTGAAATGCTTGCGGATAGAATCGTATACAATAATCAATCTGATGATATTGAGGATGTTATCAGTAATGTTGACTATTGGTATAAAAAATTTTAAAGGAGAAAGCGGATGAGTAATAAACTAACTATTTATTTAGCTGGACGTATGGGTGGTCTTACAAAAACTGAATATAACACATGGCGAGAAGTTTTAAGGAAGAAACTTGAAATTGCAGCAGAGTGTTGCAATTCAATTATTCAAGTCATCAATCCTGCTGATTATTTTGACTTTGATAACATGGAAGGTCATACAGATAAGGAAATTATGCAGTTTGATCTCAATATGGTACGTCAAAGCGATATTGTGATTGCAAATGTTAATGGTATAAACGAAAGTATTGGAACATCTATTGAAGTTTATGAAGCTAATAGATTAAATATTCCTGTCATTGCATATTCAGACGTATTAGATGCCAAAAAAGGAGACATTTTTGACAAAATTCACCCTTGGATTAAGGAATGTTTGGCAACGAAACTAATGTTTCATGCGGATGATGTTGTACAGTATGTGAAGGATTTCTACATGGTTAGATATTAGGAAAGGAAGTGATTGAGATATACACAGGATATATGAGTTGTCGAAGTCTTGCTGATGCGTTATATGATAAAGACAATTTCGTAACAGTTCAAGTTGGAGACAGAGAATATTATATTAGAACGGTTAAGCAGAAACGAACCCATGCAAATTTAGATGATTCAGTGACACACACGGTTCTAGTTTGTGAAGAATAGATTGGAGGTAATTATGCCAGATATGACGTTATGCAGCAGTTTACATTGTCCAGTAAAAGGAGATTGTTTTCGTGCCACCGCAAAACCAAATCCAGTGAAACAGAGTTATTATAATTTTGAATATACTTGTCACGAGGATAATGACTTTGCAGATTTTATTAAAAAATGAAAGGTTGATTTCTTGTGGAATTAAAAAAGGAGAATCATATATGTGTTTAACAGTAAAAGAAGTAAAAGAAATTTTGGATGGAATGCGTGATGATGCATTGGTTTTAGCAGACAAAGAGCTTGATGGCGATGCCGCACATAAACTAACTTCTTATGAATATCCATCTGGCGATAAAAAGGATTGGAATTTTGTAATTTTAACGTGGGAGAAATAGAAAGGAGATAAGATAGATTGGTAGTTATTAAAAGAGACTGTTCCGAAGTTGATTTTGACAAATCAAAAATCTCAACGGCAATTCTTAAAGCTATGAAGAATGGTTCAGGTATTGTAAAACCAAAGATTGCAGAAGATATTGCAAATGAGATTGAAGAAGAGTGTAAAAACAAAGAAGATGTGAGTATTTCTGATATTGAATCAATGGTTTATGATAAATTGATTACTAAGAAGCAGAGACTTACTGCAAAAGCATATGAAGGATATAGAAGTATTCGTGAGTTTCAGAGAGAAAATGAGAATACAACGGATGAAGAAATTCACAATCTTGTAGAAGACAAAGATGAATATTGGAAGGATGAAAATGCAAATAAAAATCCTGTATTAAACCCTACCAAAAGAGATTATATTGCTGGATCTGTTAGCACAGATATAACAAAAAGATATTTATTATCTCCTGAAATTATTCAGGCTCATAATGATGGACTAATTCATTTTCATGATGCTGATTATTTCTTGCAGCACATGCATAACTGTGGGTTGGTCAATTCTGAAGATATGCTTCAAAATAATACCGTAATTAGCGAAACTCTTATTGAAACGCCACATAGTTTTTCAACTGCTTGTAATATTGAAACGCAGGCTATAGCACAGATTGCTAGTAACCAATATGGGGGGCAGAGCATTTCTTTAGCACATCTTGCTCCATTTGTTAATGTGAGTAGAAAATCAATCAGAAAGAAAGTAACAGAAGAATTATACGATAATGGATTGATTAGTGAGTATAATGAAGACCTTGCAGAAGTCGTTAATATAACAAATAAACGATTAAAAGAAGAAATAGAAAAAGGCGTTCAAACAATTCAGTATCAGTTGGTCACACTTATGACAACAAATGGACAAGCACCTTTTATCACAATTTTTATGTATCTCAATGAAGCAAAAAATAAACAAGAAAAAGCTGACTTGGCAATGTTAATTGAAGAAATGCTTCGTCAGAGAATTCAAGGGGTAAAAAACGAAAAGGGTGTTTATATTGCCCCTGCATTCCCTAAACTGATTTATGTATTAGAAGAAGATAATATCACAGAAGATTCTAAATATTGGTATCTCACAGAATTAGCTGCTGAATGTACATCTAAGAGACTTGTCCCTGATTATATATCCGAAAAAATGATGCTTGAATTAAAGGGTGATGTCTATACATGTATGGGCTGCCGAAGTTTTCTGACAGTAGATAGATTTACAGATAAAGTAGGAAATATTGCAAACGCAAAGAATTTTGATCCGAATAAACATAAATATTATGGGCGATTCAATCAGGGCGTTGTAACGATTTCACTTCCAGATATTGCTTTCTCATCTGATGGAGATTTTGATAAGTTTTGGGAAATCTTTGAGGAAAGAACGGAGTTGTGTCATAAAGCACTTAGGGCGAGACACGAAAGATTACTTGGTACGTCTTCTGATGTAGCACCTATTCTGTGGCAGCATGGAGCATATGCAAGATTAAAGAAACATGAGAAAATCGACAGACTTCTTTATGATGGTTATTCTACAATATCACTTGGTTATGCTGGTTTATATGAATGTGTAAAATTTATGACTGGTCATTCTCATTCGGATGAAGGAATTGGCGAAGAATTTGGATTAAAGATTATGCAGGCGTTAAATGATAAATGTAATCAGTGGAAACAAGCTGAAAACATTGACTATAGTTTGTATGGAACACCATTAGAGTCCACAACTTACAAATTCGCAAAGTGCCTAAAATCTCGTTTTGGTAATGATATTTTTGAAAAATTAGATGGTTTTGATAGAAATTATATTACTAATTCATATCATATTCCTGTCTTTGAACATATTACGGCATTTGAAAAGTTAAGAATCGAATCAAAATTCCAGAAATTAAGTCCAGGAGGAGCAATTTCATATATCGAAGTACCAAGTATGAGTCATAATATTCCTGCTATATTAGAAGTCATTAAGTTTATTTACAACAACATCATGTATGCAGAGATTAACACAAAGAGTTGTTATTGTGAAAAATGTGGCTTTGATGGTGATATTCCTCTTGTATCAGATGAAAACAATAGACTTAAATGGGAATGTCCTAACTGTGGGAATACTGACAATACAACAATGGATATTGCATTTAGAGTTTGTGGTTACATAGGAACTGCTAAAAATGGTGGAAATCAAGGTAGATATGGCGACATTCATGATAGAGTGTATCATTTGGACGATATGGAATATACGGAGGAATAAAATGAGATATGCGAGCATTCGTAGTCTTGACATAAGTAATGGGGAGAACGTAGGAGTCTCCCTATTCGTTCAAGGCTGTGATAGAAAACCACACTGTAAAAACTGCTTTAATCCTGAGACTTGGGATTTTAATGGCGGTAAGGAGTGGACAGAAGAAACAAAAAATAAATTTTTAGAGTTAATAGATAGACCATATATTAAAAGAGTGTCCATCCTCGGAGGAGAACCATTATCAGAGCAAAATCTTGATGGAGTTTTGGACTTAATACAGACAATTCGTGAAAAATATCCTATTTCTCAAAATCCCAATTCAGAAAACATAGGAAAATCAAGGGTTTTAGAAGATGAAAATTCCAAAGAAATCCGTATTTCTTTACCTGAGAAAACTATCTGGTTATATACAGGTTTTCGATGGAATTACATAATGAATTATCAACCTGTAGAAACAGATGATTTTGATTATATTGAAGAATCTTATAATGATGGATTGATGGAAAAACGCAAGCGGATAATTTCTTTATGTGATGTCGTGATAGACGGAGAATATATAGATGAGCAGAAAGATCTCACACTTGCTTATCGTGGTAGTAAGAATCAGCATGTTATTGATGTAAAGCAGTCTCTTGCTCAGAACAAAATGGTTTTATATTGCGATTAAAGGAGGTAATACAAATATGAAAATGGAAGATTTATACAAATTAAAGAAAGGCGATAAAGTTCTTGTTGAATGTACTGTAGAAGCAGTATTTGTTCAAAGCGGAATGGCAATGGTTAAGACAAGAGATTGCGACAATGGGTTTGATGCTTATGTGGATGAGATTAAAGGTGTTGTAAATGAATAGTATTATGGGGTTTCTGTTATTTTTTCTTGGAGTCATAGTTGGCGCAATTATTGTATTTCTAGCTATATATCCAATAATAAAAGATATGTTTAATTATATTTTAGATATGAACAAAATTTTCAAAGACAAGGAGAATAAAACAAATGGAGAAAATTAAAATTAAATATTTTGATGAGGATATTGATAAAATTGAGAAAATCAGCAAAGGAGATTGGATTGACCTTCGTTCAGCCGAAACAATCCATCTGAAGAAAGGTGAATTTCGTCTAATCCCACTTGGAGTTGGAATGAAACTACCAGACGGATATGAAGCCAATATTGTACCACGTAGCAGTACATATAAAAACTTTAAAATCTTACAGACAAATTGTTTTGCAGTAATTGATAATTCATATTCGGGAGACGCAGATGAATGGAAACTTCCTGTGATTGCTATGGATGCCACAGTAATTCATAAAAACGATAGAATCTGCCAGTTCCGTATTAATAAAATTCAGCCAGAGATTGAGTTTGAGGAAGTAGAACGTTTAGATGAAACAAACAGAGGTGGTTTTGGTTCTACAGGACGAAAGTAAAGAGGTGATATACATAAAACAGGCGGTTGAAATTAAAGATAAAATAAATCTTACGATTCCAGAAGCATCAACATACTCTAATATTGGAGAAACAACAATTAGAAAATTGCTTTCCGAAAAAGCATGTCCCTTCCTATTAAAAGTAGGAAACAAACATCTAGTAAAAAGGGTTGAATTTGAGAAATATTTAGCTGGAAAGCATTTTATTTAATTTGGTAAAAAGAACTTTTGTGTGATATAATACAGTCATGCAAAAGTTCTTTGCCATATACAAGGAGGAAATACGATTGGGCAAAGATCTTAAAGGAAAAGAATTGGGACAAGGAATAATACAGAAAAAGAATGGGAGGTATGAAGCAAGATATATAGATAGATTTGGTAAAAGGGTATCAATTTCAGGCAGAGATCTAAAAGATGTTAAAAAGAGATATAATGAAGCGATTTACGAAAATGACAAGCAAATAAACGTAAAAGACAATATAACACTTGACGAATGGTATAAGAAATGGATGAACGTTTACAAGTTTGATATTATTCGTGAAAACACAAAAAGACATTATAATAATGTATATTATAAGCATATATCTCCGAGTCTTGGGAATTTTCAATTAGGAAGTATTACTCAATATCAAATCAAACAACTTATCAAAGAATTAAAGAGTAGTGGGTATCAATACGAAACGTGCAACAAGGTAAAAATTCTTCTTGTTGATATTTTTAACAAAGCTATGATTAACGAATATGTGCGAAAGAATCCAGCAAAAGGAATATCATTAAAAAGAGATGAAGAAAAAAATGTAAGAGTTTTGTCACAGGATGAACAAACGGTATTCTTTGATTGTTGTAAGGGAACATTTTATGACAATCTGTTTGTTACGGCAGTATCAACAGGAATGAGGATTGGAGAACTTGCTGCTTTAAGATGGACAGATGTTGACTGGGATAGTAGAGTAATTCATATAACTAGAACTCTCGTATATCAGAAATATGAAAGCGACAGTCAAAAGGAATATCATTTTGAAAAACCCAAAACAAGAACTAGCTTAAGAGATATACCAATCAACAGGCAGTGCGAAATAGCATTAAAGAAACAATTTGTTCAAAAGTCTATTGTTGCTGCCAAACAACCCATTACAAAGAAAATTGACGATAAGTATGCTGATTTGTTATTTACGTCAAAATTCAACACACCATTAAATTCTCAAGTTGTATGTCAAGCAATTAACAAAATTATAGAAGAGGTAAATCTTACAAAAGATTATCTGGATGAAATAGAACCATTCTCTGCGCATTGTTTTAGACACACATTTGCGACACGTTGTTTTGAAGCTGGTATTGCACCAAAAACAGTCCAAGCATATCTAGGACACGCATCTCTGCAAATGACAATGGATTTGTATACATCAGTTATGCCAAAACAGATGGAGACAGAGATGGATAAAGTGTCTAAGGAGCTTGATCGAATTTCAGAATATGGCGATGAATTAGCAGAAAAACAGTTCGAAAATATGGCTTCAAATAACAAAATTGTTTCTTTTCGTGGAGATTCAATGGTGGTATAATTGGTACTCGTGGAGACAAATCTTGTAAAATGGCTTAAAATCAACATTTGTAACATTAGTTTTTTGACTTTATGAGTATCTTATTACGTTTACCAGCAGACACCGTATGAGTTTATCAATACCGATGAAATCATTGGGAAATAGGTGTTTGAGTTATAATAGGACCAAGTTAGATGAAACCCAGTAAAATCAAGGGGTTATGCCTAATTTAGTCCTTATTTTTATACCATTTTAGCGGTAAAGATAGGGCAGCGCTGCAATATTAAACCGAAAATCCAAGTCAGTATCACAGATGTCCACAATCAGTCTGAGAGTGAATCTGTGTGCTTAGATTAGGTACAATTTTATATCAAAAACATTTAGTGAGGACTAAATTAGCACTTGAGATGGAATACTCCATCAGCTGGTTTGGTCCTCTTTTTATTTGAGAGGAGTGGTCGAATGGGCAAGGTGTTAATTTGGTTCGTAATCATTATTAGTACAGTGGTTCTCTACTGTCTTATGAAAGTTAAGGCAGAGAGTGATGAACTGTATGAGGAATTAATGAGAAAGCATTTTTATGGCAGGTCAGATGATATTCCTGCATCTGACAAAACCGAGCACTTGAAAGGGTGTGGGTAATTATATGAAATTTTGCAAAACAATAATGCAGACAATACAGAAAAGGAGTGAAAGGAACATGAATAACAAGTTAGAAGTAATCGGCATTGATCATGGCTGGTCAATGATGAAAACAATCTCTCAGGTATTTGTCACAGGTGTTAAGGAGATTACAACAACTCCGGCACTTTTCGGTGATGTACTTGAGTATGAAGGAAAGTTCTATAAGGTTGGAACTGTGAGGCAGGAAGTAAAGGATACCAAGGTCGAAGATGACAGCTTTTATCTTCTCACTCTTGCAGCAGTTGCTAAGGAACTTAAAAGAAGAGGTCTTGCAGAGGCAAAGGTATTTCTTGCTGTAGGACTTCCACTTACAAGATTTGGAGCTGAGAAGAATGACTTTATCAAGTACCTGACAAAGAATAAGCGTGTAAGCTTCAAATATGAGAATGAGCCGTGTTATATTGAAATTGATGATGTGGCAGTATTCCCTCAGTGTTATGCAGCAGTAGTGGACAAGATTCCTACAATGGCAAAGAAAACGCTGATAGTAGATATCGGTAGCTGGACAATCGACATTATGCCGGTAATCAACAAGTCACCGGATGAATCAAAGTGTGTGACGATTCCAAAAGGTCTTATTACCTGTATGCGTTCTATCAATGAGCAGTGTGTAAGACAGCTTAACGGAGAGGTAGACGAGTCAGAGATACAGAATATCATGCGATATGGCAGGTCAGATATTGATGATGAATACTTTGCCATTATCAAGGCAGAGATAGAGGATTTTGTCGATAAGGTATATAACTCAATCCGTGAGTTTGGGTATAACTTAAAAACTACACCGATTGTATTTGTCGGAGGCGGGGCAGTTGTGATGAAGAATTTTGGTAGTCATGATGCTAAGAACATTTCCTATAACCTTGATGTAAAGGCAAATGCAAGAGGATATGAGCAGCTTGCCACAATGGGACTTAAAAGCACTAAGCGATTATCATAAGGAGGCAGATGATGGGAAGAAGACTTGAATATGAAGTAAAAACTTCTGTCCGCCTCAACATGAGCAATCCTCAGCATGTGAAAATCAATGATGTGATTCAGAACCTTGATCCGAAGATTTTCAAATCTAAGAACCAGTTCATCATAGATGCGATTCAGTTCTATATTGATAATTATGGAAAAGAAACCTTTGTTATCAAGAAGAAGGAAAAAGAGAGGGCTGAATATATCCGGTCAGAAGATATTGATGACATTAAGGAAGAAGTCATTGAAGCAGCAACCAATGAGGCTAGGAAAGAGGTCATAAGGCTGTTAGGCGGAGTGATATCCGGGATGAATGTTGGTCAGCCGGTAATAATGCAGGCAGCCAATAGTGAAGCACAAGAACCTACAGAAGATGTTATGGACGATGCAGATGTTGCAGGACTTGCAATGGGATGGATGTCGAAAGGAGACTGATTATTATGAGAAGAGTTATGGGAGCCGTAGGAACAGTGATTTTAGAGATACTCAAGTGGATATTAAGGATAATTCTTGGAGCGTTGAAGCTGGTCTTAGGACTTGCCAGAATAATTCTTCTTCTATTCGCTATGGTGGCAAGGATATTTCTTTCATTCGTAAGAATGGGCACATTCTGAGAGGAGGTGAGCATATATGCAGGCAAAGGGTTTATTCTTGAATTATAAGAAAAACAGACGACTTATGCAGTATTTCTTTAAAATAAGAGAGCTGGTATAATGAAAGGAGTTTAAGATGCACAGAATACGGGACAGTCCTATGTGTCCCGTGCATTACAGATAAATAGTTCACTGCAAGGGTGGATGGCACGGAACACAAAGCCCGTCCCTCTTGAGGAGAAGGGATGGGTGATTACTATGAAGAAGATAAGTATTATCTTATTATCCGCAGTACTGGTCTTTTCAATGGCTGCCTGTAATGGTGGTAAGGAAAAGGCTGATAATCAGACAGAGAAACAGACGGAAAGCGTAAAGCCAACTGAAGAAGCAGAAATGGCAACGGAAGCTGTCACAGAGGTCACAACCGAAGCTGGAAGTGAAGAGACAGAGAAAGATATTGCCGAGGTTAAAGATTCAGGAGAGAAGACTGATAAGGAAGATAACCGGTCTGCTGATAATGAAACTGCTTCAAAGCAGAAAGAAAAGTCAGAGCAGAATGACGAGCCGGAACAGAAAGCTCCTGCAAGTGGTAATAAGGAAGCTGGTGGAAATCAGAGTAATGCAGGTTATGGTGGTCAGACTACAGACAGTCCGAAAGACAATGTGAGCAACCCACAGCCTGCATCCGTGGCATACAGTCCACAGAATGTTGTGTCACTTGCAACAGCAAAGTGTCAGGCAGGAGGGATGATTACCACACAGCAGAATTTACAGAATCATTTGAATGACGGCAGTATCACGCAGGAAGAGTACAATGAGTATTATCCTTACGATGGTATGGAAGGCTCTTATTATAGTGTGTTTGTAGAGACAGACCTCAACAAAGCAAGTACCATTGATGGACAGCGGTTATCATCTGAGGATGCAATCGCAGAATATATTGCAAGTATGTTACTTTTGGAAACAGATCCGGTATTCTACATCAGTTATGATGGAGTTTACACGACAGGCGGCACAGACTATTACGAGTTTCGATGTCACAGATAAATAAAAACGAATAGAAGCAGAAGGAAGAAAGATGTAAGCCATAAACTTATGTCTTTCTTTTTTTGTACCCGTTCAGAGCCAAGCAAAATTTCATAAATCGGTTGTGAAATGCTTGCATTTCTAAGACTGATTTTGAAATTTTATTTGGCGGATACGCCACATGAGCAAAAATTGCAGTAGGCAATTTTGCGAATAGGCTCTGAACTAATTGAGATTTAAGGAGGAAAGAGCACATGAAACAGAAACTAAAGCGTTTTATGGCAGGATTTATGGCTATGCTCACACTGGTTGGAACACTTTTTACGAATGGAACAACAGCATTTGCAGCCAGTCCGCAGGCAAATATTGCGTTCTGGAATGCGTCAGTCAA